ATGGCAAGCACACTACTCACAGACAGCAAGATTCGAGGGTTAAAGCCCAAGCCTTCGGCGTATTATACCTGGCAGGCGGCGGCGACACGAGGCACTGGAAGGCTTGGAGTAAAGACCTATCCGTCTGGTCGAAAGACATTCGTCTATCGCTACTATATCACTGGTAAGGAGAAGTTTATAAGTCTTGGCGACTACCCTGCACTATCCCTTGCAGAGGCAATTCAGAAAGCTCAGCAGGCCGCTATAAACATAGCCGAGCCACAGAAAGCAGTTACTGATCATGCCACCGTGAAGATGTTATTTGATGACTATATCGCAGACCAAAAAGCAAGGGGGAAAAGATCTTATGACAAAACGCAAAATCGGCTAAACCAGGTACTCGAAAGTAAGCATATCGATCCGGGCATGGAGGCAAAATCGATTACACCTGATCACATAAAGCATGTGCTCGCTGAATTCATCACTCGTGGAGCGAGAGCGGGAGCCAATAAGGTACGCGCCAACCTTCATGCGGTCTTTAATTTCGGGCTTTTTGCTGACAATGACCCAGCTAACCTGGGAAAGAAAACAGTGTATGCACTATCAAGTAACCCCGTCTCGGTAGTCCCCTCGCAACGTGGAGCTGACAAGGCATTGGATAGGTTTCTTCAATGGAATGAAGTAGCACAGTTACTAGAAATTTTGAGTCGAGACCCGGCATCTGTTCCGCTTAGCTATGACTTTTCGCGGCTACTTTTGCTTTGCATTCACACTGCGGGACAGCGCCCCTGGGAGCTTATGACAAACCTAAAGTCTAACTGGGACCGGAAAGGTAAAACATTAACTGTACCACCCGCCATTTCAAAAAACGGCGACTATCACGTAATTCCATTAAGTGATTCAGCTACAGCGATTCTGGAAGAGATGAGTCAACGCTACCCTGATAGTGATTTTCTGTTCCCGGCAGAAACGGCAGAAGGGCATCTTCTTTCTGCTGAATACGGCAAACAGTTACGGAAGTTTTGCGAGAGGGAGCCGTTCAATAAATTTACACCGAGGGACATAAGACGAACGTTTAAAACTTTGGCGGGGGACATGGGAGTAAGCACGGAAATGCGTGACAGGTTGCAGAACCATAAGCGACCCGGTGTTTCAGCTAAGCACTATGACCGTTATGAGTACCTCAAAGAGAAAAGAGTAATCGTTGAGCAATGGGAGGCCCGCTTGCTGTCGTTAACCTTACCTTGACACTATATTAAAAATAGGCCAACAATTGGCTGTATACTTGATTAGGCATTATGGAGTGATGCTATGTATGTCGAGATCAGCATTGCAAAAGAAAAAGCTAAAATAATGCCGAAGGGCTCTACTGGCGCTTTGGCTCATGAAATGACAAAACGGCTAATCCATCGATACCCAGATGTTGAAGTGATTATTAAAATCTCCAGCACTGACGGCCTGTCGATCCTTCGGTCGAAGGATATAGAAGGAGATAAGGAGTACGTGTTAGAAATATTACAGGAAGCTTGGGAATCGGCGGATGACTGGTTGCTTCGTTGACAATAAAAACTTCAATGAACCTCCACATGCAGAACGGTTATCTAATTCGTAAGTTAGTGAAGGATTTCGTATAAACCGAAGGTTTACCTCGTCAATTCTTTTGTGTATTTTATATTTATTGTCATGGAGAGCGGTATTTTTGTCGAGATAAGGTTTTTTTAGTGGCTAAAGCAGATGAGTTAACGTTTGCTGATTTTTTATCCATCAACAGCAGACTGAAGCAAGTAAGTGATACATGGGCTGATTTGTGGGTTAGCATCTATTACACCCAATTGAGTGTCGGAAAGTTGGTGGTTTTGCGTTTTGAAGATATTTCAGAGTCAGGCTTACCATTAAAAAAATTTGGAATTAATCAATTATTGGCTGAAAACCCTGTAAAACACGTTATACAGAAACGCCGTAAATTATACCCTGATGACGAATTTATATTCCAAAGCCATTCTAATAGAGTTAAATCCATAGCGAAACCAGTAACAGTAACTGCATTTAACCAAGCGTTGAGAGATTGTGCCAAGTATATAATTAATAAAAACGTTAGCAGTAGTAGTGCACGACGAGTCCAGCAAATAACATATAACGCAGAATAATAAAATAAATAATTGCCAGTGAATTATATTATACATTTACAACGACCGTTTATTCGCACACAGCGGACATTGCTGACTGAGCTGGGGGTCCGCTGTGAGCGAGCACCTGACCCTATACATGTTTGTTCTGGAAAAGCTAGCCCGCTGATTAGCGGGCTTAAAGCCATTATTTTTTTAAGATGTATATGCAGGAATTGACGGTTTCCCCATTATCCGTAGTAACTTTGACGGGGACGCGCTCATATTGACTGCCCTCAAATTCATCAAGTACATCCCAGTGATGTTGCAAATTTTCTGACGTAAAAAGGAAACCTTGCACGCGATTGCCTGAGTTATCCAAAATAATTCCAGGATAACCCATTTCGGCTCCCCACCCTTCATTGAGAAGAGAGCCTGCAACATGTCCTTCGCGCCATGTACCACCTATCTTTTCGAGAATATGAGCGTTAGGACGGCCTGGTCCCAGCGTTCCGTAAACAAACAGACTTTCCATGCATCCTCCTGTTAAAAGCAGTAATCAGGATATCTCACTATCAACTTTTTCTTCCAGAGTAGATGAAAGGCAAATCCATCAACGTCCGCTCCTGGCACAAAGCAGACATTAAGCTAACGGTCACTCAAATGGGGTGTCAGGGGTCGGAGGTTCAAATCCTCTCGTGCCGACCAAAATTCCCTAACTAAACCAACCTGTTACGGTTGGTTTTTTTATGTCTGAAATTTGCGCATGGTAAAACAATGGCAAAATGATGGTAAACCCCCCTCAAATTCTTTAATTCTTTCCCCATATTTTACGCTCACATCAGGCCGCTCCCACATCCGGCATAAAAACTAGTTACACACTATTGACGGCGTACCCTATCAACAATACTGTATATAAAAACAGTTATTTTGTGAGGTGCTTATGTTTGTTGAACTCGTTTACGACAAGAGAAATGTTGAGGGTTTGCCTGATGCGAAAGGCATCATTCTGGCTGAACTGACCAAGAGGGTGCACCGACTTTTCCCCGATGCGGATGTGAGAGTAAAGCCAATGCAAGCGAACGCGCTGAACAGTGATTGTACGAAAACTGAGAAGGAAAGACTAAACCGCATGCTGGAAGAAATGTTTGAAGAGGCTGACTTCTGGATGGTGAGCGAATAGCCGGACGCTAACCTCAGTCTTTACGTAGATACAAGAACACTTCATTATCAGAATACCTTGTGAATCTTGATCCGCTTACTGGTGCGCGCCGCTTTTCTCTCTTCCTCTATACTTTCAGTCTAACTGGCTGGAGGTGCACATGTGCGGACGATTTGCCCAGGCGCAGACGCGCGAAGAATACTTGGCTTACCTCGCCGAAGAGGCCGAACGCGCCATAGCTTTTGACCCCGAGCCAATTGGCCGGTTTAACGTCGCTCCAGGCACGAAAGTTCTCCTGCTTAGTGAACGCGATGAGCAACTGCATCTTGATCCTGTAATCTGGGGTTACGCTCCGGGTTGGTGGGATAAAGCGCCACTGATTAACGCTCGCGTAGAGACTGCAGCCACCAGCAGAATGTTTAAACCACTATGGCAGCATGGCCGGGCTATTTGTTTCGCTGACGGCTGGTTTGAATGGAAAGCGGAAGGCGACAAGAAACAGCCCTACTTCATTCATCGCGCTGACGGCCAACCGATTTTCATAGCAGCGATCGGCAGCACCCCGTTCGAACGTGGTGACGAGGCTGAGGGGTTTCTCATCGTGACTTCTGCTGCTGATAAAGGCATGGTCGATATCCACGACAGGAGACCGTTGGTATTGACGCCGGAAGCGGCCCGGGAATGGATTCGACAGGACATTGGCGGGAAGGAGGCGGGCGAAATTGCAGCCGAGGGGGCTGTTCCTGCTGATAAATTTGTCTGGCACGCTGTTACGCGTGCCGTGGGTAATGTTAAAAATCAGGGCCCGGATTTAATAAAAGCCATTAATTGATATGCCTACAATGTGCTAAGCTCTTGCTGCTTAAAATCATTATCAAGATAAAACTTTTCGTTGTTGGCCTGTCGAGGTTAATTCGCACCTAGCTATTTCAGTGGAGATATTTCCTTTGAGAGAAAATCTGGTGCTGGTTACTGCCTATGTTTGAAACATCATTTTCCTTCGCAGGACCCGTCGTTCCGGCTGTGTTTACGTATGTCTTGAGCATGTCTATTGCGGCCTTATATGCGAGAATTTTTTCTCCATTTGATTCTTCTTGCATTCGCTCATTTAACGCAAAAATAATCGAGTCCGTAGTGACGGATTGGTAGTTAAGGATGACGTCCATTGCGGCTTCGCCAATCAAATCAGTAAGATAAGGCAACCACTCTTCGTTTTTCATATTGCTCGTGTCCGTAAAAAGACTTTGACTTTATGGTCAACCTTTGACCGGTAACGTCAGACAAAATCAAAAGTAATTAACTAATTTTTATATGCATTCAGCTTAATAGTGCGATGGTCTTATTCTACCAAGTATATTTATGCATAAGTGTATTACACTGCATTTCTTGGTATATTGATAACCACTTTTTCAGTTTAAAAACCCAATTATTATTACTTTAGCGAGGCGATATGATATAAAAAACGCAAACAACAACATGTTTCTCTATTAGCGACATTAAAGTTTTTACGCTCCACATTTCCTATAATCTTGTATCATATAGCCCAGACCTTATCCTTTCATTAATGATGTTCCCTAAATATTTGCAATCTGTTCCGTGACATACACAAATAATTTGATGTAGGTCACATATTGATTACCAGCCGTCAACAAATTGTCCTTTTCAGTAAATTCTTAAAATCGCATCTCTCTCCATGTGTAAATATATAATAATTGGATGCCGTTACGCTTACTCTATTAATCGCTAAGGAATAAATATGCAGATTAACGAGATAACTGACCATACAGCGAACATACTAAATTTGATGATGGATAAAGCTATCAAGGAAAGCGACCCTGCTTACGGACATTTAGCTGACACATGGTATACGATGGCAGAAGGCGCGCTTTTTCTTTGGCAGGAACTGGCTGATAGTTCAAAAGAAGCATCTCAGGAGGAGAAAAATAAAATGGCGCAATATCTTTGCAACATTATAAATATTGATAAAATTCCATTACTTAACAGAGGTGAGGAGGGATAATCCTCATAGAATATGCTTTTTTTTAAAATTTCATAATAGTTATTTTCCAGGTGAATTCTTTGATACTCTTAGTCTCATTGAAAGCACTCCGAATGGGTGAGTTAAATATCTCCGTTTTTTCGACATTTAATAAAATCTCAAGCTTCTCAAAAGCTTGCATACAACTATCGATAAATTAATTATCTGCATTTTTGCAATACAAAATAGTCATTTTTTCCAAGACACATATTTCTGCTTCTAAGGAAGAAAATTATTTATTTTGCAGCTTAAAACTAGAATTAGCAGACTCATGATTACTTTTTTTACCTGACGACTAATAAATCAGAAAAGCGCGTCGTGTACCGTGGGCTCAACATGTCGCGTTTCATCTGCCACTGCTGCTGGATTCCCTGTCCAGCGAAATAGAGAGTTCCTCTCCCGTCTTTTGCATTGAGTTGGTCTATAAGCGTCATTAGTTGTTCGCTATCAGCACGTGGGGCGTTGTCGTCGAACAGATTCAACTGTGCTACGCCCTGACTGAAAAAGTCGCCCAGCATTACTCCAGCTTTCTGGTAGCGATGACCCTCACGCCAGATTTTGTCCAGACAGCGAGTTGCCGCGCCGATTATGTCGCGTGAATCCTGCGTAGGTGTGAGCAGCTTCACTGAGGCACTGTTACCGTAGTAGGGTTCATTCAGAGCAAATGGGCTGGTTTTGACGAACGCAGAAATAAACCGGCAGAACTGATGCTCGCCGCGGAGTTTCTCCGATGCACGGGCCGCATAGCTGCAGATGGCCTGGCGCATCTCTTCATAATCCGTAATACGGCCACCGAATGAACGAGAGCAAACTATTTCCTGTTTGGCCGGAGCAAACTCCTCCAGTTCGAGGCAGGACTCTCCGCGTAGCTCCCGGATGGTTCGCTCCAGCACCACGTTAAAGTGTTTACGGATTACCCAGGTGCTTTGCTCTGATAAATCGAGGGCGGTTTTGACCCCCATCGCATTCAGTTTTTTACTGATGCGACGGCCAACGCCCCAAACGTCCTCAACAGGGACCAGGGCCATCAGCCGCCGCTGGCGATCAACATTTGACAGGTCAACTACCCCGCCAGTCTGCTTTTGCCATTTTTTGGCGGCATGGTTCGCCAGTTTCGCCAGAGTCTTTGTTGGTGCGATTCCTACACCAACGGTCAGGTGAGTGCGCTGCAGAACGGTGGCGCGAATCTCCCGACCAAATTCCTCCAGCACCCGGCAGTTACGGACACCAGTCAGGTCACAAAAGGCTTCATCGATTGAATATATTTCCACGCGCGGAGACATCTCTTCCAGCGTAGTCATCACCCGGTTGCTCATATCAGCGTAGAGCTCGTAATTGCTGGAGAACGCCACAATGCCGTGACGCCGGAACGCATCCTTCTGTTTGAAGTACGGCTCCCCCATTGTGACAAAAGGTTTTGCCTCAGCGCTCCTTGCTATCACACAACCGTCATTATTTGATAAAACAACGACTGGTCTACCTTTCAAATCAGGCCGAAACACGGTTTCGCAGGACGCGTAAAACGAATTGACGTCACAGAGCGCAAACATGTTTAGCTCGCCGCTTTTACGATAAACGTCACGACACCGAAGATGTCCAGAATATCTTCGCTTGTCACTCGAATCGGGTGATATGCGCTGTTCATTGGATTGAGTTGTATCGTTGGCCGGAGTTGCAGTCTTTTCACAGTAAATTCACCATCCACCGCAGCGATAACTATGTCCCCATGTCCGGCAGTACGAGAGCTGTCCACCACCAGCAAATCTCCGTCGCTAATCCCTCCATCAACCATCGAATCACCGGAAGCTTTCACGAAATATGTCGCGCTTGGGTGCTGCACCAGGAGCTCGTTAAGGTCGATCCGTTGCTCAACATAGTCCGCTGCCGGACTGGGGAATCCGCACGGAACAAGGTCACTGAACATCGGTAGCGCGACAACTGCGCGCGGAAAATCGGCTGGTTTGATGAATTGCATACGACGCACCCACTATTACTGTTTTTATATACAGTAGTTTTTTAAGCACAAATGATCAAGATGCCGTTTCGTCTGTGAGTGAATGAAGATTGAGCGGTTTGCGTTAAAGTACCCTATGAATTAGGTGCTTAAATGGCCTAAGATTTTTTCGGTTCCAGTTCAGCAACGCGCGCGGTCAAGGCGTCAATCTGCGCCATTAGAGCCAGAATCGCCTCGTGATGTAGTGCTGCCGCTACACCCGCAGTATCAGGGCTGAGCACATCTTTAATTACGGTACCGTCGTCCAGTTCTCTGTTGCCAGTGACAAAAACGTTATCCGGGAATACGGACTGAACCTCCTGAGCAATGAACCCGATGCCAGGCGAGATGCCATCCAGACGTTTCCACGAAACGCCGCGAATGGCCCGCATTTTCTCCAGGGGATTCTCTATCCTTGCCACGTCGTATTTCACACGGATATCAGAGTTTGAAATCCACGACCCCGGAGCTGTTGCCGAGCCTGTAGAGTTAAACCCAAAAAATGACGCCGTCGGCCCCGCGATAACGTTCAAATAAAACCCTGAGAACGTCGAGGAAACGTAGTGATATGCCACTGATTTATGCGGAGTTAATGACCCACCATACCCCCATTCCATATGCGGAGTTTCCTGGTTTACACTACCAGCGGATTCATTTGTTAGTCGTGTTGTGCTCAGTACGGTTCCGCCAGTTTTCCGATCCAGCGAATTCAGCCGCGAATCATTACCCTGGCAAAATGACCCGGCGACGGTGCCGAACGGGCTTGCTAATCCCGTTCCACCCTGCCCCTGGCTGAGCGGGGTTGTTAGCCCTGACAGACTGGTGATATCGGAATTAGCCCCTTTTTTTGCCAGCGACTTCTGACCGGGAACCGTGACGGCCACACCGTTAATCGTGATAGTGACGTCACCAGACGCATTCATTACGTCCGCAAAGCCGCTCATATTCCGCTGATACAGCGTCAGCGTCTCAGCGATGTTTTGAGCCAGACCGTCAACGCTCAGCGAATCGCTCAGCAGGATGGCGTAAGCGGTACCCGCTGCAATTACCGGGTTCGCCGCTGGCGTCACGGTGAGTTGGGTCGCGCTGATGATTGCGGTTATCTGGAATACCTGTACCGGGTTTGCCAGAGTGACCAGAGTGCATCCAACGCGGATCAGTGACCCTGCGGCTGTAAAATTCGTGCCAGTACCCGTCAGCGTATTGCCGCTGATGGCTATAGTGCCAGTTGTGTAAATCATATTTTCTCCAGGCATAAAAAAACCCGCCGGAGCAGGTTGATTTGATTTGGTTTTAATTTATTTGCAGGTAGACGTAGTGAAGTTATTTTTATTCACCCAGCGCCAGTTAAACGGATAACCGGCCCTGTATTCAATCTGGTTCGCTACGGTGCGGACACCGTAAATTTCAACGGTTTGTGGCTGACCACCCAGCATGGCGGTAGCCTGACAAACTGGCGTCTGTTTTTCGAGAATAGCGCCGGAACAGGCAGACAATACAACCACACCCAGCAGGATCATTAATTTAATTTTCATTTTAATACTCTCATCGGCGTTAATTTATAAAAATTAACCTGATGGTAGAAACATATAAAATAGATTTAATAGATCAATTAATCGTAAGCTGCGGTATTTATCGCCGTTAAGATGCAGCCTGAATCACTGGAGCCTACCGGAGAACCTCCCGGCTGCTGGCTGGTCGCGGCGGTGAATCTTGTTGATACCCCGTTATACGCACAGCTTGTGTAAGCCGTTACAGGGATTATTACGATTTGCCCACCTGGCGCTGATGTTTGAAACAATGTCATTCCGTGAATCATACCGCACACCGCGTAGCTCCCAGAAAGGGTTATATCCATTGTTAGCCCACATTTCCCATTACCAACACCAGGCGTGCCAACTGTTACCAGATCAGACAGGACGCGGGTCTCATTGGTGAGAACAACCTGACCCGCCGCGTCCCAAACAACCAAACCCCAGGCAGGGGCTGTTTGAGGGAATATGCCGAAAATATATGCGGTAATGGTGAAATTTCGATTCAACACGTCGCTACCGCTAAAATATATTTTACCTCCCCCTTTGCTCGCCCCAACTATCACACCTGGTAAGTTACTTTTTACAAACACCATCGCAGGCCATGAAGCAGGCCAGTCAATAGAACTCGCAGCGCTGCCGCCTGATGAGTTAACGATATACTTGCCATACATAGACATTGGCGTTGAAACTGGCGTAACAAATGGCTGTCCGCTACTGGTTGAAAGCAAAACGCCAAAGTCTGACATTATATATTTTCCAAAAAAACAACCATATCAACCTCGTTAGAGGGGTAGTTTCCAACCCCGATAGTTGATGCCGGGTAGATGTTTATAGTGTTTCCTGATGCCTCAATCCTTCGCCCAACTGATGGAGAGGATCCGGATTCAAGAGTCAGGGCAAATCCCACTTTCATTCCTGAGGGAATGTTTGCAAACGACCAGGAGCCTGAGGTTTGCCCCGCCGAAAGGTGGATTGTTTGAATCACACTCACTGGTTTGATACCGTAGTTATTAGGAATGCCGTTAGCATCCCAGGTCATAATTCCAAAATCGCTCACCAGTTCCTCCTACCATGTGCCCGTAATACGCCCAATCTGCACTCTTACACGTCCTGCCGAATCCCTGACAGTAATTTGGTTATTTGTCTGTTTCATTGAACCTCCCGTTCCAGAACCATAGTTTTCAAATGTTCCGTCTTTACCCATACGCCACCCTACAGAACCTGCCACGTAGTTATTTGACTGGATATACGCTCCAATTTTTGCGTTAGTGATGGTCCCGTCCTGGATAAACGTGTCACGAATAAATGTCTGTCCGTTCTGAATAACAAACGGTAGCGATACTGCCGCACCAGCCTGGCTCATAACCGCGAAGCGGTCAGCAAGGAAAATAACCTGTGACTGCATGCCTGATGGTGTGTTTTGCACACCTAACCCCATCCCTGCCGCGTACTGCACGCCGTTGACATCCACGCCAACTTTGACGCTGTACATCGCGTTCAGGTTGCCATTGATATCCGCAACTGCCTGGGCGTTAGTGGTGATGGCCGCAGCCTGGCCGTTTACCGTGACGCTCAGTGAGTTAATTTTCGTTGCAGAGGTCTGCGTAAAATCAGACATCGTTTTCGCAAAATCGGTGATATTGGCGTTACCGCCAGCCGTGGCATCCAGGGTTTTCAGCGACTCCGCAACGGCGCGGCTTGCATCCACCATCACGTTATCAACGCGCTGAATACCCGCCGCGTTAGCGCCAAACTGAACGCTCATCGTCATCCGTGTGTTGACCTGTGCCAGCGTCTCCTGAATCAATGCCACTGCAGTGTTTTGCACTCCACCAGTGGCATTAGCCGTTTTCCCTGACAGTTCGTCGAAACGGGATGCGGTAGAACTGTCGAGGGTGGACACCGCCTGTGTGAGCTGGGTTACGCTAGCGGTATTGTCCTGCGTCTGTGCCGTCAGTGTATCAACCGCCGTCGCGCGGGCCTGAGCCTCGTCAGAAAGCGCCTGCGTGAGTTGCGTTACCTGTGCCGCATTCTGGTCGGTTTTTGCCTCCAGGTGCGTCACGTCGGTAACGCGGGCCTGTGTTTCGGTGGCAATCACCTCCCGCAACTGAGTGAATGAGGCACTGTTTGCGCCGTTCTGCGCCGACTGCCTCACCACCACATCAGCGATGGCCAGGGCATTACCAATGATGGCCTCTGCCGTCTGCCGGTTCGCGCCCACTGCCGCCGCCAGTTGGTCGGCGTTTTGGGTAATTGTTGCGGCAAGCTCAGCAACGGTTTTGCTGGTTTCAACGGCGTTTTCGATGATGTCTTTAAATACCGCAGTGTCCTTCATTTGCTCAAGAATCTCAGCAGAAATGGCGCTGACATCAACCGATGACTGCCCCATTACCCAGGCGGTCCACTCGCCGACATTGCCAATTCTGTCCACCAGCCGTGCACGGTACCATTGCCGCACACCCGCCAGCATTGGCCCGTGCTGATAGCTGGCCGCCGGATAAGGCACCAGTGTCAGCAGTTCGGGATTTGCCTTATCGTCCGTGGTGGCGCGCTGTAGTTCGGTGTATGCAGTGTCACCGGCTCCGTCAGGAAACGCCCAGGTAATATCGATAGCCCAGACCACATCATTTGAAGCGAGGAGTGACTGCGGCGTGCCCGGCGTACCATTTTTTCCCGTCAGGTGGGTCGTATCGGCATAACCCCAGGGCGACGACGAATCCTGCGCATTCAGGGCACGCACACGCACATCATAATTGCCGGAATAAATGCCCTGAACGGAAAAGCCCTGGGCACTGGCAACCGGAACGTTAATCCAGTCGCCGTTGTCCTTGCGCCATTGCGCCTGGTACCGGACAGCACCAGCAACTTTGTCCCACGTACTGTTCAGGCTGGCGACCGTCAGCCCCTGATCGATAAAATCAGTCTGGCTGATGAGGATATTTTTCGGCGAGGGCAGCACATTAACCGGCGTTACCGTAATCGGTGCAGGCGTGATCCGCACACCGTCATCAATAAACCGGTATTTATTCGGGTCGTGCTGAACACCGGACACGTTAAATGTTCCGTCGTCGTTTGCGGCAACGGACGTCACACGAAATTGCTGAATAGCCAGCCTGTCGCTGTCAATGGCCCACACTGCGCCAGCAACGGGAGCCATCCGGTAATCGGTGCTGACCGTGACGGTCTTTTTATCGCTGCTGATCGCGCTGATGGTTCGCGTCTGCGTTGTTCCGTCGGGGAGATTCAGCGCCAGCCTGTCACCGGCCTCATAGTTAACCGCGCGATCCAGCGTAATGTTCCGGCCGTTTACCGCGCTGATACGCCCTCCATTCTGCATTCCGGCGCGGAACGGGTCCGCAACACCAATAACGGTTGCAGGCAGCGGAATATGTCCGTCAAGACCAACGTTAAACGAGATTGTGCCGTCTTTTGCGTTGGACAGTAAGACCCAGCGCCCCCTGCGGTGCGCCTCACTTTGCGAGGTGCAGCCAATAGCAGTCAGTTGCGTCTGATTAATGTCGTAACGTGCCACCAGATCGCTGTCGTAAACGCCCTCGATGGTGTCGCTGTAATGGTTCTGCGGATCAGACCATGACACCAGGCAGGAACTGTAGCGGTTTTTATAGGAGCCACCCGCGTAGTTAAACAGCCCGTCCACCACATTTGAGGCGGTATAAACAAAATCCAGATCTGCCACCGGAACATCAGCGTTTACGTAAATCTGTTCATTACCCCAGAACGTAATGCCCCGGAATATTGCCGCCAGGTCTTTCAGAACAGCGTATGCATCCTTCTGGCTCTGGATGTAAACGTTGCAGGTAAAACGCGGTTCAGTACCGCCCGCACCGTCAGATACCCTTTCATCGCAATACTGGGCAATGGCGTAAACTTCCCATTTATCAATCATGGAAGCATCCACACGGTTGCCCATGCCGAAAATCTTATCCAGCACCAGATCGTAAAAAATCCATGCCGGGTTGTTGCTGTATGCCCATTTGAAGTCGCCTGCCCATGCACCGGAACTTTCGCGGGTAACAGGATCGTAGTTTGACGGCACACGGATCCGGCGGCCCAGAGGGACGCAGGTCACTTTAGGGGCGCTCCCATTAAAGTGGCTCGCATCAACTTCGATATAGAGCAATGCGGTATTCGGATAGCGAAGTTTGCTGTCGATGACCTCAGCGCATGAGAATACCTTAAACGCATTCACCAGCTTTGAGTTGCCAGTCGAATCTGCCGTGATCCGCCGGACACGAACAGCCCATCCGGTGGTGGCTTCAGGCAGGTTAATACGGTGATCGCGCTGGTATTCAGAGGTGGTTTTACCGTCAAACGTCGCATCAACCACAGTCTGATAGGCACCACCGTCAGTGGACAAATCAATAGCATAAGCCGTAACGGTGCCTACCATGTCGCCGTTGTCTTTGTACCGGTACTGAACCGGGAGGGAAAGCTTGATACGAACGGCGTCCAGCGTCAGGTTTGTAAACTGGCGGGTCCAGGGTACTGACTGCGTGACCGTAACACCCACAGCCAGTTCATTATCTATTTCCGGCATACCCGGAATGTATGTCTGATCCTGTGTGCCGCGTCGCCAGTCCCAGACAACACCGGAGAAATTGTAACTGCCGTCAGCGTTAGCCAGCGCTGTATCATTGAGGAAAATTTGTTGTGCCGTCAGTTCGCCCTGAATTTCGCCTTCGCCGATAGCCAGCAGCATTTTTAATTTAGCGGTCGACAACAGATCGTCAGGCGCTTCAACTGGCGTATGCGCGCTACCGCCCCCACCTTTCCTGCCCTGAATATGCATAATTCACCCATAAAAAAACCGCCCGGCGGCGGCTGTACCTGAATAAACGTGTCTATTGCTGATCGCTGGAGAACAACCCGGCGCTGATGATTGCCCCGCCAATTTCACGCTGCCCATAGAGCAGCGGAACCGGGTAACCCATCGCCACCGTATTCACGGGTGCACCGAAGGCGTAATTGGGTTTATTGTCTGTGCTACTGCTGGCGCCGATATTAATTTTGGGTTGAGGTGTCAGCATCTGCACCACGCCGCCCAGCATCATGGACAGACCGATGCCGGTTAAGACTGTCGTGGCGGATATCGCACCGGCTGACATTGCAGCTCCCCACAGGGCGAGTGAGCCGCCAGCAGTGAAGAATGCGGCAACCAGCGCCACCGCGCCGATAACAATCTGGAGAACACCGCCCTGCTTGGCACCTTCAGTAACAGGCATCAGGGTAAATTCGCTGGCCGTGGACGTGAGTTCAAACTCTTCCACCCCAATATTTTCACCATCCCGGAAAAAGGCGAAGCGCACGCCGCTGTGATGCGCATTGGACATGTATTTTTTGAAACCCGGCACCTGTGAACACATGGCCCGAAGCATTTCGCGAATGTCAGCAACGTGAAAGTGATGAACCCTGCCAAATTTTTTTGCGGCCACGCCTTTCAGCGTCAGTGTTTTCAGCATGTCATGAGTTCCTTATGCCTGACAATTCTGACTGTACGCTCACGATAATACTGACCGTAGGGAACGCGGGCAGAAAGATTGCCGGAAGAATGATGAAGAATAATATTGTTACCTAACCAGATAGCGGCATGGTTGGTTACGGGGGCGCTGAGCTGCATCATAATAATGTCGCCGGGTTGCATCTGATTTAATTCAACCTGAATAAAGCCTTCTGACTGCCAGTTATCATCGTACCGGTTTTCTCCGTTATTCCACCACTCACGCGGGACAGAGTAATCACCGAGAGAAAGATTAAACTCGCGACGATAGTATTCACGGATTAGCGCCCAGCAATCCGCATGACCGAGTACCCATGGTCGTCCGGTGTAGTCACGATTTTCGAGCGGCGAAAACGTACACCAGTCACCCTCCGGCCATGAAATAATGCCCCATTCCAGCCCCGAGTGATCGCACTGAATACGGTCAGTCTCTGAGGGTATTAACTGAGCCACATCCGGGTGCGAATGAACAACCATAATAATCTCCCCCTGCTTTTCGGCATTTAAATAATCGGCTGGCGAGAGGGTGAAATGTTCCTCTGGTTTATCAGAGATATTTTCACAACGAATATAACGTTGTTTTCGTCCGGCCTGAACGACGACGCCGCAGCATTCACGGGGATATTCCGCAGCGGCATGTTCGCGAATAGCCGCTATAAGTTTTTCGCGCATATTATTTACCCTGCAGGTTTGCCGCCGGAAACCCGCCAAACGGCAGAGGATTTCCGGGGCCATGACGTGCCTCACAGTCAGGGAGTCGTCCTCCACAGACATCCAGCGCGGGATTGGTTGTCGGGGTGCCGTCTTTCAGAAAATACAGCGTTCCGGCGTAATCACACCCCGTTCCACTCCGGTAAAGCCCCCGGAGGCACCAGGTACAGACAGGGGTTATCTGTCGCGAGGGTAGCTGCAGGCTCTGTATATCGAAGGGAGAGCACAACTCAAAATCAACCTGAATCCGGGTCTCGGCTTTTTTGGCATTAACATAAAATACCTGTACCCGCTCTTCGTTCGGGTTAGCGGCAGGATTCCCGGAAACCCAGTTAGCCGCATCGAGGTATTTAACCAATGTGGTGTGGATTCTGACCCTGGCCTTAACCAGGTCATCGTATTCAAGGCACAGCGCTGTCACGTAGTTACCGACATTCCCGACAGAGAGTGTGGGTGTCGGCTGCGAACCGGCGCTGGAAAGCTCCACCCCTTTCAGCTCATAGGGATAAGGATCGTACTGATTTCCCTGCCAGATGATTGCCGGCAGATTTTCACCAGCAAATGATGCCCAGCCTTCTTCCTGGATATTGTGAGCGTGAAAGCGCAGTACGTTTTCCATGCCAAAGCCTGTCCCGTCAATCTCAATAAGCTGAATAAGATTACCGGGCTCGAGTTGTTGTATGTCGCTGGTAAAGCTCATAAATTCACCATAAAAAAAGCTGCCCTGAGGCAGCAGTTAATTGGGGACGAAAAGATCAGGGCGCAAATGCCTGTTCAAACTTGAATGCTACCGTCGCTTTTGTTCCGGAAGGGAATGAGACGCTGAATGAATCAGCCTTCACCCGGTAGAGCTTTTTCTCTCCCCATGGGTTTGTCCACCAGAAAGACGTGGTGACGTGAGAAAGAAGAAAAGCACGCAGTACTGCGGCATCGCTTCGTTTTCCCGTCCAGTCAAGATCCCATGTTTCGGACTTATCATTAATCCCCGTTCCGCTGACCTGTTTATATCCGTCACCAAACTGTGCCTGGAGTGTTCGGACGCTTTCAGTTCCCTGTGCCGTCTTGCGCGTACGCCAGGTAAATGTATCTGTCACCGCTTACCCCCTGGAGTAAAGTATTCCACCCGGACTCATCTCCTTTTTCAGGCGATCAGTGATGCTCTGCTGCACAACGCCCTGGACCAGTCGTGCCGTGTCGGCGGTGTTCGCCTGGCTGACTTCGCCGCCACCGCTTTGCTGGCTGATACTGACCGGGGCATAAACACTGATCCCTCCCATAGTCGGTACCGACACATTACCGGCACCCACCAGCCCTCCGGTTGCGTATCCTCGCATCAGGCGATAAAGGTTTCCCACGCCGAGGCGCGCTGTCGATTCTTTGGTGAAGACGAACTCACCACCATGAACAATCCCCTTTGGCTCGTATTTCCCGCCGGGCCCGGTATAACCGCCGCCATCATATTCAGGGATATAGCCCCCCTTCCAGGCCTGTACCGGGCCAACAAAACTGCGGCTGCCAATGCCACCGCCCTGCGGACCATCGAATGAACCTGCAACCCATCCCATGGCTTTCTGAATGGCATACGCCACCAGCAACTGATTGGTGATTTGAATAATCGATTTGAGGATGGAAACAGTGAAACTTTTGAAGGAAGTCTTCCCGGTAGTCACCAGATCAGTCAGCATATCGCTCATGCCGCCAAAAGCACTGGATGCGGCGTTCTGCATGGCGGAATACACGTTTGTTGCTGAATCCAGATACTCGGCAAACCCTTTTTTAGCCCCGCTGAGCCAGTCACCTCGAAGACTGTCCTCAGCGGCGTAATACTGATTCAATGCGGCGAGTTCACGCTGATAATCGACGTCAGTCGTCTTGCCCCCGGCATTTTCCCATCCGCTCCTGAGTTGTGCATACGCAAGGTTACGCCCGGCGGCGCGGTCGCTTAATGTCGCAGAATCGGTTAAGGCCGACTGCTTCGCCGATATCTGGTTGGTGTATTTCGTTGCGGTGTCCATCCGCTTGTTAAGCTGTTCCTGCGCGGTGATCTGGTCGCCTAAAAGGGCTTTTTGCTGTGCCAGGGCAAGAATGCGCGCTTTGTTTGCCAGCAGCGATTCTTCCTCTTTTGAAAGCTTGCGCTGGCCTGCCGCCTCTTCCAGCACAGAGAACTGTGCCTCGGTTTTCCACAGGTCTTTACGCTGCTGACTGATGACGTCATTTAAGCCTGTGTGCTGCCGCAGCACTTTAAGCTGTGCCTGCAGAGCAATAAGTTCAGCAGATTCCCTGTCGCTTGCTTTGTCACCTGCCGGAACAGTCGTTTTTGGGGTTTTGGGATCCTTATATTTTTCATTGATCGCGGCGGTTAGCTTATTGAACTTGTCCTGTGTGATAAGCCCCTGCTCGAGTTGTCGCTGATACTTCGTCTGCAGGTCGTTACGGATCTGAGCGTTTGTCCTGGCTGTTTCCAGAAATTTATCAGCTTCAATATTTGCCGAGACCTGTTGCCGGTTTAATTCAGCAGTAGCATTACGTTGCTGTTCTTTAATCGCAGCAAGATGGTTTTCTTTCTCAATCTGGTTATCTAAAGCTTGCTGGCGTTCTTTATTCCCCTGGGCCATGGTGTCGTTGATACCATCGACCACTACCGATCCTGTACCTGGGCGAAACTCAGGAAGTTGAGCAGTAGTGGCATTATCAGCGACCCGGTCACTCCAGAACTTGTAATTTTTTACCTTTTCAATGAGACCCTGCCAGTAATTCGACAGATCGTCCAGGTCTGACTTAGAGGCGTCTTTGAAATTTTTCTGGCTGTCACCAAGTGAGTCGATGATCAGTTTTGTGGCACCGGCTTTATCACCCAGGTCAACCATATGCCTGACCTGTTCATACAGTGACAGGTTCGCAAAGTTATACTGCTGGTTGATATCGACAAATGCTTTCAGCGGGTCCTGGGGGATTTTCCCCAGCTCGGCCACCAGGTCTTTAACGCTGGCTCCTGTATTTTTCGACAGCAGGATAGCCGTCTCGCTCACCTGTCGGATCTGATCAACTGTCAGGCCCAGCCCGGTGGCCTGCGCGACCGCTGCCGCAACCGCTGATTTTCCCGCATCAGCGTTTTTTGCTATCTGGGCGGTGATGCGCGCCAGGCTGTCGGCTGTCTGGCCGCTGATATTCCCGGTGGACGCGATAGCCTGGTTATACGCACTGGCCTGTAAGCGCCCCTGATTCCAGTTATAGGCGAGGAGCCCCACGCCGGATACCAGCGCAGTAATCCCGAGGGTGGTCGGGGTGATAAACCCGGCCAGCGTTTTTGCATAATCAGCAACACCCAGCAGCGCACCTTTTACCCCACCGAACTGGTCTTTGATCTGACCGCCCTGCTGGAGCAGAATCAGAAACGGAGACTGGCCGCCAGCAAGCTGCGTCGCAATATCAGTAAACTGCGCGGGCAGGCTGCGCATGGCGGCATTGTACTGACCAATCGAAATTCCGGCTTTTCTCGCATACAGCTCCTGCCGGGTAAAGGCGCTTTGCACTTCCAGTGCCGCATCGTTTGCCGCAGACCCGATCCCTTCCAGCCCCCGTTTGACGTAGTTATACCGCTCGGTAAATTTCGCGTCGTTTAAATCCAGATTGACAATGAGATCACCCACCGCCTGGGCCATAACGTATTCCTCCTGTAATGCCTTCGGCGGCCAGCATCATGGCCTCGTCGGATGTTTCGGTGTCCGCTTCCGGACGTGTCTGGGGATTGAGAAGGCTGAAATCTGCGATGGTAAGCCCGTGGTCCTTGCAGACCATATCGGTGATGTGATGGCTCAGGCGCGAGAAATGGGCATCAATTAAATCCGTGGCGAAGTATTCGTCGGCATAAAATTGTTCCCACTCGCTCAGTTCGGTGCAGGACATCTGCGCCAGCATCACACGCCAGTCAGGTCTGCGGAACTCACGGGCAAGTTTAAGGGCGAATTTCAGGGCTGCGGCGTGGGCTTTTCCGGGGAGTGGGGTTCCGTATCGGCATTGGATCCTGCATCAGGTGTAACGGGCAACATTCCTGAGAGTTCCCGCACGATAAAATCCGCCTGACCAATGGCAGGCAACGGCCAGCCGGAAAGTACCTCCTCCTGCAGTTGATCAACGGATGGCCCTTTTTGCCCTTCCTTCTGCCACAGGGACATAGCAACGATCCGCGCGCCAATCTTCACATTGATGGTTGTCACGATGCCGTTGAGCGCTTCCGGGCTGACTTCTGCGTCGTCCGCAGGAACGTCTTTATTCACGTCGGCGATATAGCCGATGAACTCAATACGCTGTAGTGCTGAGAGTTCATAAAGCGTGACAGTTTCGCCGTTGTATTCCAGCGGCTGAGTTTTCAGAAACATGCATGACTCCGATCAGGATACGGTGATTTTGCTGACAGCCGCGAACGAGCCGTCATTCGTAATCGCGAGAATTTCGGCAATACCGGCTGCAACACCCGTGACGGTGACAACACTACCGGCCACGCTGACTGTCGCTTTCGACGGGTCGGATGACGCCAGGCGGAATGATTTATCGGTCGCACTGGCAGGCAGCACGGACAGGTTTAGTGTCGTGGTTGCTCCTACAGCCACAGCCGCTGTCGATTTATCAAAAGACGCGCCCGAAACAGCAATGACCGGGGTGGTGGCGTCTTCGGCCAGCAACGGTTTGCCGCTGTTAGTGACTTTGACCGTGCGGGTGATGTTTTCCTTGTTGGTCACGGCTTTCCCCAGGCTGCTGACCCACCCGTAAAACACATCCACCGTGCCATTAGGGTATTTGATGCGGTACGTGCGGTTCGACCCGTCATCAAACCACTGCACCAGCGCAATTTGTCCCTGCTCGCCGGGTTTCCAGGCCAGAGTGAAAGACGTGTCACCCGCAGATTTCTGCCCCTGCCCGGTAGCAGTCCAGTCGGCATTGGCATCATCAATATACGTGTCGTCAAATGAATCTGCTGTCAGTTCACCCGGTGTCAGTTCCTTGACCTGCGCCAGCCGCGTCCAGTCGGTATCGACCAGCGGATTCGCTGTGCCTGAACCGGTATACAGCCAGAGTGTTGTCCCGGCACCTTTAACGGGTGCCAGCGGATTAGGTGTTGCCATAGTTGCCTCACATTTCGTAAGTAATGGTGTATTTAAGGTCTGCAGAGCCCCACAGCGCGAGAACGTCATCCCGCTGGTAGTCATATCCCTGAATATTCATCAGCGTAAGCAGCTCTCGTAGCGCCGGTATGTCATTCAGCGCAGGGAAAATACGCGTCCCGACCCACTCATCAAGTTCAGAATCAGGGACCTGGGCCGGAAGAAACACTTCAATATGCAGTACGGCCTGCCACAGTTCGAAGTCCACTTCCTCGCCTGTTGGTGCTGCATCTGTCAGATACACCGCAATGGCAGGAAAATCAGTTTCCTCGAAAACGGCAGGCCGTCCGTCGAAATACAGGGCTGCGTCACCGATTTCTGCCTCAAGGGCATCGATAACAGCCAGCCGGATGTCACTGTTTTTCATCGTGTCAAAATTAACCTGAGTTGATTTTTGAGGGTTGCCTGTAGCTCTTTCGGTAAATCGGACTCCATAAGCTTCGGCAGTTCTTTCCTGAATGCGGTCGTCAGGGGGTCAGCAAGTGGGATGCTGACAACCTCTATGGGGTAACGCGGTTTTGCCGTTCTGCGTAACACGTGCCAGCGCCCGTTTTTAAGCTGCTGGATAAACGCATTGGGGAACCGGAATGCACCGATGCGCAGCACGCTGTTTGCCCCCTGTCTGTCGCGTTTACGCCGCGACAGCCTGACGCTGGCAACACCCAGCTTGATGGCGGGCAAATTCCCGCGATTCACACGGATAGTTGCCACCGGTTTTGATACGCTGGCTTTTTTAACCCGGGCACGCTGATTAACCAGTTTGCGCGGCACCCGGGTATCAGCAGCGACAACTTTCACGCTCCTGGAGACGCCACGTGTGGCGATTCGGTTGATGGCCTGGGAAGATGCGCGGGGCACCGCGGTTTTACTGATGGCGTTTAGATTGGCTATTGCCTGTTCAAGGCCTTTGACGGACATTTGCTCCCTCCCTGCCAGCACGGCGGGATGTTGCAGGCGGCTCACCGCTACCGAGCCAGATATGACATGAACCGCAATCATCAGGACCGATGCGATCAACCCAGTACTGCTGACTGTTGATACTCAACGTATCAAGACGCATGAGCCCGTGCAGCGCTGACGTTTTCACAAAAAAGGAGGGACTGGAGCCCTCCACACGGATACCCGCGCCTGCATAGCCAATATTTTCAGGATCGTCGAAGACACCCTTTAAAATATCGCCCTGCTGAGCGCCCGATGTGACGACGGCGTCGCTTCCCATCGTGCTGCGCACAGTGTCATCAGCACGCGCCATTGCAGCATCAAAGATATTATCGTAATCAGCCACACCGCCCCCTGTTCACTCAATAGTGGCGAGTCCGCTCCGGTCCAGGTCGGCGGCGATATCCTGTGTCACACGGACCGTTACACCTGCTTCGGCGATCGCCACCAGCTCATTTGATGTCTCATGCAAGGCATTGATATGCAGGGTCACCAGCGCTTTAACAGTCACCAGATCTGCAATATCCTGCACAGCAAGGCCGGGCTCTTTCGTGACAGGGGCGGTATTAATACTGATGGCATCCACTGTTCCACCAGTAACCACATCTGGCCCCGGCAGCGCATCGTCATCATTAAGTTCCTCTTCAAGCTCGGCGATTCGAAGTGCCATTTCTTCGTTTGAGCCTGACAAATTCACTTCCCGCCCCAGTTCAGCGCCAAGCGCTTTCAGGCGTGCAATCAGGTCTTCTTTTTTTGACATCGGGATGACTCCATAAAAGAAACGGCCCCGAAGGGCCGGTATCAGGCAAGTTTCACAGAAACAAACGCATCCGGGTCTGCCAGCAGCATCAGCGGCGCTGACTGGATCATGGTGAACTCGCGCGCCGGATCACCCGTTTGTACCCAGTTTTTCGGATAACGGGTGGAAGCATTAATGCCTTCCCGCTGGGCATCCACATCCTGAATACAGCCGTAGGTTCGCAGGCCGCGGGCCTGGGTGTTGCCCAGAACCATGGTCAAATCCGGCAGGTAGCTCTTTTTGACATTGTCCTCAACGTATTGCCCTGCGTAGACCACAATGGCAACATCACCATACATGCCCTTGTAAGACACCGCTTCGCCAAGGTCTTTCAGCGCTGTTTCCAGCTCGGAGTTTGACCCGCGACGGGTATCCAGCCGTTCACTGACGAGTTTAAATGAACGGAAGAGAGACCAGGCTTTCGGGTCAAAGACAATGATGTTGACCACACCACTGGCATTCAGCGCGTAGGCTTCAATATCATCAGTCGGGTCGTACGTCTCCTTGTCCCGGGTGGACCATGCCGCCGCGCCCGCCTGGGTGATGTTATTTGCGGCGCTGCGGCCCATATCCACCTCAACCGGTTCGAAAGCTTCGCCCGTCATGGTGTATTTGCCGCTCAGCACCGCCGCAACGGCCTGTTTTTCTTCCACCTGCGCAATCGCCAGCTCTTCATCTTTCATATTCTGCAGAATGATGCGACGGCGACGGTAAGCAGGATCAGCGAGGTTCTGCGGGTCTTCATCAGGCAGGCGGCGCAGGGTCATCTGTGGGTTAACTTCATGTTTTGGCTTGACATACCCGGGGGTAAATTCGGATGTTGCGCCACCGCGTGAACGAATGACCTTGCCGGAGACAATCGGCGACACGTAAAGCGCCATATTCACCAGGCCAGGGATTTGGGAGAGATACACTTTTTCGGTGGTGAACGGAAAGCTTTCGCGGAAAAAGATCCGCAGGAACAGCGGATCAAACTTGAATTTCTTCTCATTGACCGCCAGCAGTTGAGCAGTAGTGTAGATGGACATAGATTTTTCCCGAAAAAAAAGCCGCGTCTGCGGCCCTTATGGTTGGTGAGTGCTGTTCAGGTGAGGGTTAAACGATACTGATCGCCGTACCCGCAAAAGCATTACGTTTGATGTTTTCATCCGTGACAGCGGTCGGCCAGAGCACATCCTCATAGCGGAAAGAGCCTGACTTGTAATAGCAAAGCTCAGTACTGTTCTGATCAGCGGCAATCGCCAGGACGCCGGTTGCCGTGCCCGCATGTGCACCATCCCACACAGCCAGCTTTCCGGAAGTCGCATCCAGCATCAGCGGTGTCATCGCAGGGGTTGCAGCGGCCAGTTCGCCAGGGGCATAACCGGTATGCGCCGGATCACTGTTGCCGAGCGGCTGAACGTGTTCAAAGTTTTCAGTAATAGCCATGAGAGCCTCTTATACGGGGGTGTTTAACAAATCATCACCAGCTTCATCTGACGCGTAGCCAGCGGAAAGCGCACCTGGTGAGGTCGCCATAAGTTGATCGAGCGCGGTGTCGGAGCGCATCTGGGCGTTTTGTGGCGCTGTCGCGAGAATGCGCCGTGCGGCGTCAACGGTCATGCCCGGCGTTTCGGCCAGTGCGCGGGCAGTGGAATCACGGCCTTTCGCTTCTTCGCAGTTGAGAATGCCCATAATCCGGGCATTTTCGTCCAAAACCGCGGCGGCAATCTCTGCGCTAATATCGACAGACGCCGTGGTGGCTGTAGTGCTGATCGTTTCAGGCGTGGCCACCGTTGTGGCACTACTCACCGTTGCAGTATCTGAGGTGCTGGCCGCCTGTGCCGGAAGTGCTGCTGCAGATGCAGTGGTTGAAGACATGTTGACTCCTGAGAAAGTGACTTTTCGTTTATCGAGTGCCTCGCGCATGACGCTCAGCGCATCGATATTGTTGACGAGTTCGTCAGCCAGACCCTGTTCAACGGATTCCTGCCCGGTAAATACCGCAGCTTCTGTATCCAGAATGGCCTGAACTGACACCCCCATATACCCGGCGACCTTTTCAGCAAATAACTGACGTGTGGCATCGATTTTCGACTGGAAATCGTCCCGGACGGCCTTCGGGATTTTGCCGTAAGGGTTGCCGTCGACTTTATGGGCACCGCTGTAAATCAGCGTGACCTCAACGCCATTAGTCTTAAGCGCTTCGCCGTAATTGCTGTGCGCCATCATCACGCCAACTGACCCCGTTCTGGCAGTCTGGGTGACCAGCCGTCGCGATGCAGCACTGGCAATCAGTTGCCCTGCACTGCAGTTCATATCATTAGCCAGCGCCCAGACAGGTTTAATATCCCGGACGCGGGCGATGATGTCGGCACAATCAAACGCGCCTGCCACCGTGCCGCCGGGTGTATCAAGATCCAGCAAAATACCGTCGACGCCCGGATCACTCATGGCCTGCTGAATACGGGCAACAATGCCGTTGTACCCCGTCATGCCTGAGTAAGGCTGCAGGGAACGGGTTTTGCTGACGAGCGTGCCCGATACAGGGAGCACGGCAATACCGTTTGTGACCTGGTAGGACCGCACGGGACGAGGCTCCGCATCCTCGTCATCACCGAAAAGAGCCAGAGGCTCAGCCAGTTGCCCGGCATCCAGGCTTATCCCGGAGACAGCGTCCGTCAGGCGGGTGATCCCCATCTGGCCCGCGAGCGCGCAAAAGAAAACCCGCGCGTAGGCGGGTTCCAGTAAAAGCGGCTCATTGAAAGCCATGCTGGCGATATGCGGGAGATTACGCAGCTCTGGCGTCATTGGTCTCCTCCTTCGTGTTGTTTTTCAGCCCTGATTCAAATGCAGCGGCAGCCCATGCGGGAGGCTTAAGGCCTGCAGCCCGCCGTTCAAGAGATTCACGCACCTGCTGGGCGAATATCTCCTGATAATCTTCACCGCGTTTCGCGCACTCTTTTTCGTAAGTGCTTAACCCGGCTTCAATCAGCATCACCGCTTCCTGAACCTCCTTAAGACCATCAATGGCCATACGGCCGGAGCCGATCCACTCACAGTTTCCCCATGAGCTCCTTGCTTCCTGAAAACTGAACCGGGCTTTTGACGGCAGCGTCACAACACGCCGTGCGACCGCCTCTTCAAGCCAGCACAGGAACATCTGGCAGGCCTGACGCGAGGCAACAAACTTACGGCGCCCCATAAAATAAGCCCAGGACTCATTAGCACTGGCGCGCGCCGTCGAATAGCTCATCTGCGAGTAGTTGCGTGAAAGCTGCTCATACGACACTCCGAGCCCGGCGGCGATGTAACGCAGCAATGACTGCTCAAATGTTGAATAGCCGTTATCTGTGTCCTGGGCAGCCTGGAGATTCAGCGAATCGCCGGGCATCAGATGCGGAACCTTCGCCCCGCCGAGACGAACCGGCGCAGCGGAATAGTAGGAGGCTATCTCGCCAATCCACCCGGTCAGCTTATTCTGCTGCGAACCATCGGCACCGAGGATGAAATCCATCGCCTGTTGGGTGTCCAGCTCACTCTCGATGGTTGCAGCATACATGGCTTTGACGATGGCGCTTTGCAACTGGGTATTCTGCAGCGTATCGAGCATTTTCATCTGTTCCATGACGCTGTAGAACACATTGGCACCGCGTGTCTGACCATCTTCCATGGGTTCAAATACATGAATAAACGATGCCCGGCCACCCGGCAGTTCGCGGGGGATATATGTCCACTTTTGTGGCATCCAGCCGGGATAGCCATCCTCACTGACATAGTACCCCACCGCCGCACCGTTATTGTCGACCGAGACCCCGGCGCGGCAGTTGCGGGTGTCTCCCGTGTTACCCGGATTGCTGATGCGCTTCGGGCTGACCATCTTGAACTGGGTGCGGAACAGGCGAGAGGCGCTGATGTCCCATGTCGGTTGCGTGCACAATTCGCCGTTAAAGGCATGCATGGCAACCCCTTCACGGATCATCATGGTGAAAGTGCGCTTTCGCTCCACATCGACGTAACAGTTATCGTCCTCCGCAAACTCTTTCCAGGCCGCCTCCACTTCGCGGGAAAAAGCGCGGGACTCCTCTTCGGCAATGCCTAAGAAGCGCCAGCTCGGACGATGACTGAGGCGAAAAAAAGACCCGACGATGTGATCCTGATGGAGCTGAACGGCATTTGCGGCGTATCCATTGTTACGCACCAGGTCATCGGCGCGGGCGTTTCCCCTGGCAAAATTGGGCAGCAACGCAGCATCGGCACTTTCTGTGGGTGGGTTCCAGGCGCGAAGCTGCCCGCCAAAACCACCCGCACCACCATGATACCCGGCATATTCGCGAAGCGACGTTGTACCATCCGGACCTACTAATGCTGGCATTTTCATACATAAAACCCTGCCGGTCCCCGGCGCCGTGAAGTGGCGCCGACCTGAGATTCCAGGTCGGCAATGTATTTTTTAAGGTCTGCAACCGACGTGGCAGTGAACTCCACCCGGCGGCCATCTTTCTGCACGGTTGCCACCCGCTTCCCGGTCATCAGGTCATGCAGTGCAGCGCGGGCGGCATCCAGATCAGCCTGTGTCGCCATTATTCTTCTCCAGATAATGCCCGGCCATAATCCGCCAGGGTTTTGTTGGGTTTCTGGCCCCCCTGCTCTTCAAGCAGGCTCGCAAGCAGTGAATCCAGGTTAAGTTGCCAGCGGGAAATACTGATACGCAGCGCGGCGAGGGCATAAACAAAGCAGTCGAGTGCCTCGTTGCGCCGCTTTTTACTGTCCCAGAGGATTTTTCGCTCACCCGCAACCCATTTTTCGACAAGCTCTTCGGCGGTTAGCTGCTGCGCTTCTGCGAGATCGTAGACTTCCGGGTTGTTAGGAAAATGCACTGCCCCGGGGAGGGGAACGTTATCTTCCGGTATGAGAGAGAACCGGTTATAAATCTGCTCTTTGGCGGTATCAGTACCCACCTCTGTAAGATAAACACCGTTTTTGTTGCGTTTACGCGGCATATTCGCGACTGGCTTACCATAAACCGATGCCCCTTTAATCGGGATCACACGAAATAAACCATGTTTTTTGGAGCGGTTATAGACAATGGTGGGATCAATACCGCCTATATCCCAGCAGATGCGGGATATCGACATTTCAACACCATTCTGGCGTGAATAACGCTTATCGATCGCCTCATCCACCCTGAGAAGCGTGGCATCATCATCATGGCGCCCCATAATGATCTGCCTGTCGATAAGCCAGCTTTCTTCACCCGGCCCCCATCCCCAGACACGCATCTCATAACGGTCCAGTTGGGAGTCAATACCGGCAGTAAGGTAAGCGACACGCTCAGGTACCGCAGCGGTGAAATGCTCCTTACGTTCAGCCAGTAAATCGGCATCAGGCCTTTCACCAATTTTTGCTTCCCAGGTTTCACCCAGCGTCGTATTGACGAAGGTTTTTCGCTTCCCGGTGTCCCCTTTTGTTTTGATCCAGTCCTTAACGATTTGTACCCATGTAGTGAAGGGGCTGTACGCGGTCCAGATATGAAACGTCACGCTATCCGGCGGATCGATCTCCGAACCTGATGAAGAGAACCAGCTCAGCCCGTCACGTGTCCAGATGCCCGTGGAATCACAAATGTACCGGGCATCAGTAAAAACCAGCTCCTGCTGCCGGATAACGCAGGCGTTATGTTCACAGAGATAAAACACACTGGAAGGCTCGCCAGGCGTCCACTTAAAACCGAAGGGTGTTTCCTTATCGCCAAACTTTAAATACTGCTCTTCCCCACAATGCGGACAGGCAACGTGAAATCGCATGAAGTGTTCTGACTCGCTGGCGGCACGCTCTATCTGGCAGCTTCCCCTGACCTTTGGTGTTGAACCGCGAATAGATTTGGGCCAGACAGACCCTTCAATACGCTTGTCCCCGAGGAAGGTGGGAGAACCTTCTTTCTCAATATCTTCATCAAACGCGGCCAGTTCATCATACCCGGCAACATCCACCGATTTTTCACGGTAGTTTTTCGCCGCTTTCCCCCCGAGGCACCAGAATCCGCGACCATTCGAAAAGCGCTTCATGCTGAGTGTGTTATCCCGGTGCTTTTTGCCGTACCACGGTGCCAGCGAGAGTAGTTTCGGGATATCACGAATCGTCGGCTCAACATGCGACTTCATGAAGTTCTCTGCATCGCCGTCGGTAGGCAACCAGATCAGGGAATTGCGCTGCTTATGTTCGATGAAATAGGCGTACACACCCAGGAGCATTTTGGAATAGCCAACGCGGGCAGATTTAACGACATTGACCTCGCGAATATAGTCATTGCCCATAGCATTCATGATCGCCCGCTGAAAAGGCAGGGTCTCCCAGCGCCCTTCCTGGTATGCGGACTCTTTGGGAAGGTAATAGTTATTATCAGCCCATTCTACCGCTGTCTGCGGTTCCGGTCGGTGCAGTGAGCGAAGCCCCGCGCGTGCCGAGTGCTGTAATCCCTTAACCTGACTGTTCGATGTATTCACTCAGCAACCCCGGTATCATTTCATCGAGCGCAGCTGCTTTGTTCATGGCTTTGATTATGTCCTTCTTGAGGAAATCAATGTGGCGGTTCTCCAGTTCAGGGAAACGCCGCTGAACCGACAGAGGGATCCCGTCCAGGATACTGGCAATTTCACCGGCTATCCGCGACAGCACGAACGTGCAGAATGCGGTCTCAACCACCTCAGCGGTTTCTTTTGCATTTTTAAGTTCCTGAGCATCTGCCTGTGCGCGTGTCAGGCGATAACGCTCATATTCAGTTGTGCCGGGTTTGAGATCGGCTTCTTCCGCTCTGCGAAGATCCTCAACTTCCCTGCGAAGTTTCTCGTTTTCAATCCCGGCATCACGTGCGGAAAACCAGGCGATTGCGACGGCAGAATCATATTTCACTTCATTGCCTTTGCCGCCGCCGCTGGCAACAGGCATGCCCTGCTCCTGCCAGTTCTGGATTGTTCTGACACTGACCGCAAATATGTCGGCGAGCTGTTTTTTCGTCACCTCCATATGCCACTCCGGGATAAAAGGGGTAAGGAAGCGTTAGCGTGATATTTGCGGAAAAATCGCCACTCCCATTTCCGTTCTAAAAAGGTGAATTTGCTGATACCAAAGGGCCTGGGGGCAGAAGAAGAACGGAAACGACAAAAACCGGGAAAATCTCATAAATAGCGAAATCCTGCGAGTCTGCCGCCCCGTAGCCTGTCAGATCGCCGGAAAGGACCCGTCAAATGATAAAGATTATCATTTTCATGAAATTTCACCAAGCGCCCCTCTTTGGCCGTCTAAACGGCCATAACTACCGCCCACGCCAGGCTGCGTGTAGCACCCCACCAGGCCGTAGTTCTTTCTCGATGGTAGCTTTGACCACCTCTCCAATGGATGTCGACAGACTGGCAAGGCTGGCTGACTGTTCGTTTAAACGGTCTTCAACAGTCTGTTCCCAGGTCTTCACATTCTTGGTGGCGATGTCGCAGGAAATAAAGGCATCATTGATGAACACCTGCCCATCTTTATCCTCCATCGGTGGTCGTTTACCAAAGCGGCTGTCTATCAGATAGCTGATGGCGAATTCTTGCCCGGTAGGTGTGAGAAAGTTGAAATGATGCTCACCAGCGAACGGCGTTACCGTGTCCTGCGTCATCAAGTAACCGAGTTCACGCAGTTCAGCAGCGCCAGCCTTTGACGGCAAATCGCCATCCACCAGCGCGCCACGGAAGAAAAGCGCATGCAGGACATCGCCAGCAGCGCCGGAAAGTTCTTTGTTCATGGATTTTTCCTTTTAGATGTGGGCCTGTCGCACGGGAAGACCGCCCGATAAAGCGGAATGCCCAAGCTCACGACTGAAAGATATCGTTAGGCTGCGCGTGCGAGGCGCAATAAAAAAGCCACCAGCGGTGGGCTAGTGGCTTTAGCGTTACTAATTATTATTTCAGGCAGCAATAATTAATTAACTTTATAAAATATTTCCGAGAAGGGAATAGTTCAATTTTAATAATTAATACATCAATATGAGTTGCAAAAGACTTGAGTTCCTATCTGATTACAGTATGTCTGCTTAGGGCGCATGGACTGCAATGTCTGATTCAAATTTTGAAGATTCTGCTGTTGTGTCTGGCGTAATTGTTCATCGTTCATTTTTTTTTGATAATCGGCAGAAGCATCAATCGAATAACCATCCGTACTTGGCCGTTGTGCAGTTATCTTAATACCGTCGGGATAACTCGTCGTTGAGATATCGTGGTCAAATGTTGCGATTGCACCACTAGACCATACAGCTTTGCATTCCTGTGTATGTAAATATCCAATCCCATCAATTGCGCTTTTTGGATAGTACAAATTTAGAGGTGTGTATCCCCTCTGAGTGCCATTACAAACTACCATCGCTGATTGAGGCGTGCTGTCATACTGCACGAGATAATCAGACGACGCACACCCTGCCAACAATGCAACCGTGGATACATAAGTTAATTTAATGAATCTATGCATGAAATCTCGCCGCAACTTGTTCATATAATTGATAATTGAGGCAGGATTATAACCCAACTTTTTTAATTTGGTGCATTAAACGACCAGAATTTTAAGGGATACACTCGATGCTTCGCGTGAAAGCGCAATAAAAAAGCCACCAGCGGGTGCCAGTGGCTCAGATATGATGGTGATAGTGATCCACGTTACTGACCGAGCTTATCCTTGATGATCGTGAAGATTAGCGCAGCAATCATAAACAAAATCAATAAAGGCCAAAATATGGCACTAAGAACGGGGGCCTGGCTGGTTGCGGTCCACCGACAAAAGGGTTTGTAAAGCAATACACCTACGATAATCCAGATCCAAAACATGAGAGATACCATATTTAGTATGTAAATTTATGTAACTGTAAATGATAATATATGCAGGAGACACTTAACTACAGGATTCGCAGATGATAATCATATTTTTCATTATTGCAGGGATTGTTTTTATTTTAATCAAAGGATATGTCCGAGCAAAAACACGTATGTACTATGCAAATGTACAACGAGCAATGCGGGAGTTTGACACGACGCCTGGCGACCTGCGGCCTTCGTGGTTCTCCAATTATGAAAAACAAACGGATTTTATCGTCATTCTTAAGACTCTCTGTCTAAAAAAAGGAATTTCAGAAGAATTCTTTTCAAACATCGTGTCCCACGAGGATGGCGCTAGCTTCATTAACAAATTCGCTGCATTAATGGAACGTTATGGTGCAAGCTTTAATGAACAAATCACGGGCACTTCCGATTTTATAAAAGAAGCATGGCTTAGAGACCACAGTTAAACTGCTCTAGTAAGGCATTCACTGGCACTCAGTGAATGCCTGCTGTAATGCCTGTGAGTATGACAATTTAAAATGCTTAATTGTCTGGATGGTTATTTATGATTTGCCACACAAGCGGTTTAAGATGCTTTCATAATTGCCCCTAACCAGTACCAGGCTATCACTGCTTCCTGTTAGTAGTGTATATGTACCTAGTGGCTGATTTTGTGCTGTAACCTCAAAACTCCATGCGCCATTAAGATCCCGAAAAAGACGACTCACAACATCCTTATCATTCAAAACGAGAATCTCGTAGTCTTCGTTTTCGTATGAATAAAGGGAGGCTTTTATGGGGCCCCTTGAGCTACCTTCAATTGTTACGATTAAATCTTTCATAATTACGCCCTCTTTGATTGTTCAAATTACAGTCTATACAAAATTAAGATATTGTAAATAAAGGATATTTTGACGAGGGCGTCAATCGCTATCGCGTACTGTTAGGCATTGCCCACGCACATACGCCTGCAGGCCAGTCAGTTGTTTGGTGATGGTTTCGATTCGCTCTCTGAGGGTGAAATAATCCCGTTCAGCGGTGTCAGTAAGTCGGGGGCCGGTTGCATCATCCACGCCGGGGGCGCTGGCCGTTCCGTTCTTTGGACAGGTTGCGTTGATGTACAGCCCACACTTACCAGTACTAACGCAACGCTGCAGGTCTTCAAGCTGCTTTTTAGCATCTGCGAGTTCTCCAGTGTATTTCGCATCGAGCGTGGCGACATCACGCTGACGTACTGCCATATCGTCAATTGTTTCCTGACGCTGTTTAGCCAGCGATGTGGCATCGTCGGCACGCTTTTTCTCACTGCTAATTTGACCAAGCAGGGTGTAAATAAGCAGGAGCGAGAGGAGTAACTCAGCTCCGATTATCAACCAGGCTTTTGGTGTCATTTATCCAGCTCCCAACATGTCAAAGCGCTTTCCTGATCCCGTCGCTCTACCTGCCCGTAACAGCCGTTCGCCTGGCCTTTTGTCAAGCGGCAGTCGCGACCTCCGTCTTTGATCCACCAGCGGATTGCTTCACATGCACCTTTGCGGTCGCCAGCGTTGATGCGTTGGTAGAACGTCGAGGGGAAACACTTAGAGGGGCCGATGTTGTAGGGACAGAATGATGCAATACCTACTTTCTGCGGTTCAGTTAGCGGCGCTTTGATATTCCGGTCTACCCATGAAAGCGCCTTATCACGCTCGATGGCGTTTACCTTCTCGCACTGTGCCTCTGTCGCTCTCTGCCCTTTGATAACTGGTTTGCCGTCAATGACCGTTACGCCGTGGCACAATGACCAGACGCCACCTGGATCGACGACGGCCACCAGCGCATTACCTTCTTTCTCGCTGATAAACTGATCAAAAAGTACCGGGGCTGATGCGCCTGCAGCGATGAGCGCAAGCATTGCCGCACTGAGTTTCGCTTTCGGGGATGCCATGTGATTAGTCCTGTTGTGGCTCCATAACACTCTCTATGTCATTAAGTGCCTTTGCAGCCTGCTTAATTTCGGAGACGTCACCCCGTGTATATGCGGCCTGTAAAATTGCGGTTCGCTTACGCTCTTCTTCTTCAATCGTTTTATTTCTGCGATTGTTTGATTGGTACGTTAGCCATGTAAAATAGGCAGTCACAACAGCACCAGCAGCGAACAACACATCCTGTAACGTCAACATGGCGAAAAATCCCGTTATGGCTGACCAGAAATATGACCAGAACCCGTTGCTTGTATTCATACGTAACATGCTCCACCTCCGCGTTTGGGAAGTGCTGTGTGATTGGATTGGATGGGATGGGATAGGAATAAAAAAAGCCCACTAGCAGAAGTGGGCTTGAAAGAAGTAGAGTTGATTTAACGCTGCATAAAGATCTGCTCTGGCGGCTTAACTCCTAAATATGCTCGTGTGTTCCTCTCCAGTTCTTTGCGCGTTAAAGTGATGACGCCGCGCTCACCAGGGATTGAGAGTTTATAGTCGCCGCTTATCAACTTATGGCTGAGCCGGTACCACCTGCCCAGATAAAAAATCCAGTTCATACGCCACCATTAAGCATTAAATAACACGCCATATTTATCCGGCGATTCTAGTAAGCGGCTATCGGTTTCACAATTCGGGCTTTCTAAAAAGGAGATGTCACGCAAAAAAAGCCTGCTCTGACGAACAGGCCAAAAAATAATTTAACAAAATCGTTTGATAAACGTGATGCCGGGTGCCTCCCGGTGAATCGTTGGCTAGCCTACCATGATTCGTGTGTAATACCATTTAAATCAACTAATTACACCCCACCGCATAGGGGGATTCACCACTCAGCTAATTTAATTTTTATATTCACATTGTGTCAAGAATTTGCCTAAGTTAGGCGGGCTTAACCGATTAATATTTATGCATAAAGCGAATATCAACCGCAAGGTTGCTGATTATATCTGCATACATTTCCAATCCCAGAAGAAAACAAGCCAGCAGTATCAGCACGGTTATCCATCTTCTCATCTGCAATCCTTTGGCTGCCAACTCTTACAACATTGACAAACAACAATCTCTGCAGATGCTAATGTAGCATGCAACCTGCAGCGAAACATCCAGCTAACAGGAATAAGTTTATTGGTATTTTCATGCTTTATACCCGCTATCGTTTCATCAACAATTTGACAGGGGTTAAATGATTTTCCACCAGTTATTCATCGGATACAGAAAAGTCCCCCGAAGCGAGCATTCGATTCGGTTAATACTTTACGCCGCGCTAAATTCCAGAGCTTTTGTCAAAGCCGCCAGCACTTTCTGTATGGTGTCGATTTTAATGGCGTGTCGCATTTTGTTTTCTGTTTAATAATAAAAACCCGCTCAGTGGCGGGTTTGTTTTATTTGAGGTCGCTTTCGATACAGCTTTGCGAAGCATATATGAAGTTAAACACTTACTGGCTCACTTTGCAAGTAAAATCTGCTGCCATTTGTATCGAATGCGTCACACATTGGCGCGTAAAGCATCGATTCTGCCAAACTTAGCCATGTATCAATTCGACGGCGGCAGGTCATGAACGTCAGTTCCGGGTGCTTCATCTGGAGTTCTTCTGCCATGCTACGTTTGCTTTTGCGGTATCGGTAGCGCTGAATAAGTACGTTAAGCAGACCGTCATACTCGCCAGCCAATACAGTGCTGATCACACGGTCAATCACCAGTGCTTCTTCATCCGAGCAGAATGCCAGGCTGCTTTTGTTTTTGCCGTTGAGGATTTCCATAAAGAACGCCTCCAGCTCTGGCTTAGTGATGCCAGATTTTTTCATACGCCGTAACGCTTCCTGTATCGCTGTCTTCGTCACGTGATGAGAGGTCAGCAACTGGTTAAACATATTCCCCGCTTTACCCTCGCCGATGTATGACCAGCGGCCCCACATGTTTAATTTGCCCTGAATCCAGATGCTTTCCAGTGTGCGCAGGCGCGCATGCTCACCAGCTTTACCAACCTCAGACGGGTTTAACATGTTCTTTTCTCCACTCAGGCGATTACACCTATTGCTAATGCATGGTCAATAAATCGAAACAGCAGCGTTAGCTGACTGCCATATTTGGCTTCGAAAGCCACAGGGTCCCGATGTAGTTCGTCGTGGTGCGCTCTGCACAGCGGCAACACGAATAAATCATGGGCTTTGGTTCCCATCCCTCCTTGTCCATGTCCAATAACGTGGTGTGGGTCGTCTGCCGGGTTGTTACAGCAGGCGCATCGTTGTGCTTTAACCCAGCGGGTATATGTGGGGTTTTCCCAGCGGCGGCGCTTTGGGCGCAGCATGAATGATTCCGGCGTCTCCGAGTCGATACGAAGCGCCAGTATTTTCTTTGCCGTTTCCTGCACAATCTCAGAGGGTCCGCGCGTTGGCACAAGATCGGACTCTCTGGTTACAGACTGAATAACGGGTTTAGGAAGGCGCAGAATCTGACGCGCTGCGGTTTCCGGTATCGCATCAGCCAGGCCATTGCGTGCCAGCCACCAGCAAAGCTCGGGCAGCGTCAGTGGATGGGTGTCATCGAACCCCAGTTCACGGCGAACCGCTGTGAGGATGTAAGCGGCACAGTTCGCCAGGGCGATAGACTCCAGTGCGCTGGATTGCTGGTCGCGTAGCAGGTTGTCACAGTGCCAGCAGAGACGAACGAGACCAGGAGTGTGGCGCATCGTGGTGATGCTCTCCATGTGCCAGGACTCATGCGGCCACTGACAGCTATTGTCACGTAATAACCAGTCCTCCATCCCTGAAAGGCCACCAGCGCGACGTAACACGGCCTCGTTGGTGAACACCGAGCGTAATGCAGGGTCTTCGGCTAACGGCTGCTCTGCTGCCGGGATTTCACCACTTGGCAAATCGGCGAGACGTTCTGGCTCATTCTCGATCAACATGCGGCCCCGGTGAAAATGAGGCAGCAACTGTGAGCCGGGGCGAAACGCCACCAGCCCAAGTTCAGGGATAATTACGGGTTTAAGGAGCGCTCTCAAGCCCGACTCCTTAAAGCGAAAGCTGTTTCAGCTTCTGCACGGCTTTTCCCATATCAGCCATAGCATCAACAAATTCATCGAATTTGCGGCTGGCCATCCCATAGGATTGCAGGATTTCCAGTTTAAGGGGATCGAGTTGTTTTTTAATTTCGGCCCGATCACCTGCCTTTTTCTCTGCCTCTTCCGCTGCACGGATCAATTCCTCAGCCTGCTTGCGTAAATCTTCCGGCGTTACCGTCTTCTTAATCACTGTATTCTCCGTTACCGTTTCTTCTTCGACCGCGTTTGTCACTGCCTGATGTCCAAAGCGTGGATGATGGAAGGTTGTTGTCCTGCCATCACCTACAACGAGCAACATCCCGTTTTCACGGATAATTTCCACCAGCAATTCTTTGTCTTTCTTCTGCAACTGGTTGTAGGCATATACCTTTTGAGAAAGCTGGGTCAGCGTTGTGCCTTCTGGCATTTTCTCAACAAAGCGCTTTATTCTTGAAAGCACAGGCTGCAGGTGTGGGGGAGTTGTCCTCATCGTGATTGCCCTTACCTTGCGTTATCCAGCATGCGAGCCAGTTCAGTGAATTTTGCTTCGAAGAAGTGCGGCTGAGTCTCCCGCGGATTGGCTGGGCTGGTGATGTTTTTGCCGTACATGCAGCCCTTTGATGTGACCGACCAGAAGCGCTTAAAGCCGTTAACACCAGTACGGCTTTGACGCTCTCTCTGTTCAACAATCCCAAGCCTTGCCAACTGGTGGTAAGCCTGATTTGCCGTCATGCGGATACCGCACTGCTTAAGTAGAGCACTAAGGGAAAATGTCAGGCGGCTGGAGCCATCTGGCGCACCGGCTGGTGCATCAATGGCGTATTTCGGCATTAAATCAGGCAGACCAGCGACCTGTTGTAGCTTCTGGTATGCGCCGAGTTTGGAAGAATTGGAGAGGTTCAGCATCTTCGCCGCAGACTCAAGCAGAATGACACCTGCTTGTACCTGATCGGATTTAAGATGCGCTGCATTAGCAGTTTGATAGGAATCGAACGTGCGGATTACCTTGAGGTTAAAAGCGGCACTGATCCACATGGCATACGAATAGACCAGTTCCTTACAAACGTAAGTACCCTGGCTATTACCACCACGAATTACACTTACCGGCTCAGTCCTATCCGAGTTGCTAATTTGCAACTCGCTTATTAACTCACCTGTCTGCTCATTGCGAAGCCAAAATGCTGGCTTGTGCTTATCCAATGACCCGGCAGCACGGTGTAAATCATTCAGGCAGTAACGACCATCAAGATCACGGCGTACGGAAACGCCGTCAATTACGAGTAATTGACTCATGTAGTTCTCCACAGGTTGTAACGCGATGGGCCTGCACGCCCGCTTCGCTTCATGTTTGACACTACTGCTAAATTGGAGGCTCTGCAAGTTGCTACTGATCATGCATCCACTCCTAAATATAAGGATATCGTGATTTCAACCTTCCCTTTCGGTATTACCGGCCCCCACTCCACCAGCATGCGTTTTACCTGACTATCGTCTTCCCACACCCCGGCGTGAGTGAGCGCGTCAAATAACCCTTTGGTGTAGTTGTCGATGTCCCTGCGGCGGTTATCGGGTGGATACAGCAGGATTTCCACAGCGCACAGGGAACTTGATGGCTTTGGTAATCTCCGCAACTGGTCAAGGATTGCCGCACATGCATTACTCTGGAAGCGTCTACCTGCTTCACTGATCATGTGCCTGCCTTTCAGCGGCCCTTTGTTGGGCGCGCGCCAGTAGGTGTTTACGCTCGGTGGGAACGGAAGAATTAATCTCATGCCACTGCCCCTTTCGCCCAGTCGATACCCATCACCATACCCGGCAGCAGTTGAACTGCTGGCATAACTGCCTGATTGCCCCAGTGGTCCCAGCCAGTAACGGCGCAGCGGCTGAATAACTCAATACGCCGCACGTCGCCATAAAGCCGTTCAAGGCGGTAACGGGCCTCTGCGGGTTTCTCGCTATGCTCACCCAACGGGCTATAGATAACCTGTTTAACCCCTGCGTCGAGACGTTCCAGACCCCGGCCACGTGTAGCGATCAGCAGGTCCTCCGTGTTGGCGCGGGTGTGATTGCCGCCATTCATCCGGGTCTGACTATTCAGCAGATCGAGGAAGTCGTAGAAGTCCAGGACATCACCAGCGTCCAGCGCCTTGTTGATGTGCTGCTCTGCCAGAGCATTCAGTTTTACCCAGGTGAATCCCTTCATCGTCCGAACGGTAAAGCCCCAGGCTTCTGCCAGCTCGATAGCCTCACGGTTATGCGTCCCGGGGTACCACATTGCTAACACCGCGTTTTCTTCGGCCAGCGCCCACACAGGCAGGCGTTTCAGGTCTGCCATGCTCATCGTGTCGTAATGGTCCTTAGCCGCGCCATTGCTGGCATTGTTGCCGTAGCTCCACGGCGGATCAGCGTAAATGAGTGAGTAGGTTTTCATAGGTCACCACTGAATCGGCCAGCCAAATCATAAAACCGCTCAGAGCTTCTTGCTCTGGCGCCCCAGGTAAGGCACTTCCGTTTGCGGCGTAAGCACTGCTCCCGCTCAGTGATGCTCTGTGATGCGTCAAAAGCTTCTGCCCAGACCGTTGCGGCACGGAGGTAAAGCCCCCTCTGCTCCAGTTCCTCGGCCTGATGAATGAGCGCTTTAGCGGGGCGTGTCTCCTGCAGCGGCTTAACGTCTAATTCGATACGGGACTCATTGAACGTGTATAAAAATTTGTTCTTCTCTCCGCTGCGTGTTGTGTATCCGGCGTCGTACAGGCGATATGCAGCACGCTGAACGGCTGGGCGCGGATACTGGGGAAACGCGTCACAAATAGCGGCAGCGCTGGAGCCAGGGGACGTTTTGATATATTCCAGAATTTCAGCAACCAGGCTCATGAGCGGAACCCCGCATTTTCAGGCAGTGAATAATCCACGCTCTGGAAACTTGCGCTCGGGCCTGTGGCGGCGACCCATCGACCGTTTACCCGTTCCGGACGGCCAGCCTGCGCCCACTTCGTTGCACCCTGCAGGTAGCCGGGAAACTTCGTCGGCAAAAACAGAGTCGTCGGTCGCAGGTATTCGGCCATCTGCAGATCCTGAGACCATTTCGCCGTCGCGTAATCCACGACCAGTTTCAGGTCATCCGCGCTGAACCCTTCTCCGAGACGTGCGCGGATATGCTCCATCGAAGTTTTACTGACCTGGTACCGTGATCCTGTCTGCTGGTTCAGGTGAGAAAGAACCTGCTTAGCCAGGTCGGTGATCACCACTGCAGCGTCGGGTTGTGCAGCAACCTGACAAAGAGGTTTTTTATCTGATGGATCAGTAGTTGTATTTACTGACGGATCCCCGCCAGATTCTGACGGGTCAAAACCGCCTTTTTTGCTGAATTCCGACGCCTCAAATTTTGACGGGTCAGATTCTGATGCATCAGATTTCGACGGGTCAGATTTTGATGCGTCAGGATTTGATGTGTCAGAATCTGGCAGGTGAGCAAAAGCCGCAGCGCGCAGTTTCTGGACATTCAGGGTGTAGACATTGGATGCATTACGGTTGCCCTGGCGACGGGATTTACGTGTCAGCCAGCCCTCTTTCTCCAGCGCTGATATGGCTGTTCTGACAGTGCTCTCCCCTGCCCCAATCTGGCGCGCTATTGTCGCAATGGACGGCCAGCAAACTCCCTCGTCACTGCTGAAATCAGCCAGGCGCGCCATAATCGCCACACTGGAGAGTTTCATGCCAGACGATGCGCAACCGTCCCAAACGTAACTGGTTAATTTAGTGCTCATCCTTAGCCTCTATCTCAGTGAAATCGCGCCGAAACTCTTTGATCGGGCTAAAGCATTCGCCGTGCTCATAGTTTTCGCGAAGATAGATAACTCGCCGGGTCTCTGGCTCCCAGCGGATGACGTGGACGGGGATCCCCCTTCTGTCTCTGAACCATCGGTTAAGGACGCGCATAAACGTTTTGCCCTCCGGTAGTAGACACCCACGACGCCAGCCGCTCGGCTGTGGTTACATGCAACCCAGCGGTTTGATACTCTGCGCTCATACCGAAACAGCGGAACACCCGGAATCGGGATCATCCTCAGTTGCGGTAAACGGTTTTTTACCGTTACACTGTTCATGCGTTAGTTCTCCACTCGATTGCTATGCGCCACGACGCCAGGAGCTGCACACTCGCTGGCGTCACCCTTTTCAGGCGCGCAAAAAAACCGATACAGAAGCGTTAAATGCTCCTGCCACTTCGCCATAACCTGGTAACTGTTCTCTTCAATTCGCTCGCGTTCGTCAGCATCGATAACCCCGTCAGCCGTCGCTATACGGACGTACTGAGAGTGCTCGCTGATCCATTCAATCGTTTCCATCAGGCGCTGATTGATATCTGCGTTATCAACATCCTCAATAGCCACTAGCGGAACGTTGACGCTGTTCGACTGGCGAGAAACGGCATCGGCGATATGTTTGGTACCGCTTGCCTGTTGAAGGACCATCGCCCACCCCATCGGGAAGATCTGATCACCACCTGCACGAAGCCGGTTAAAAAGCGCGTCCTCAGTAACACCCAGCCATTCAGCGGCTTCGGCGTATCCGCCAGGTAGCGCGGCGATCGTCTTTTTGATTGCGACCACCATCCACGCTGGTTGTTTATCTACTTGCCAGTGATTTCCCACGGTTAACCCCTTGTTTCTGTGGTTACTATTACGCAGCTGTTTCTTTAGGATTTTGAAACACATCTGGCCTTAGTCTTTCCTTCGAAATGCCAGTGACCTTCTCAATGAAGGGAGCTAGTTTTACTGATGGTTTCTTTTCACGATTTAGCCAATTCCATACCTGCTGTTGCTTCACGGCACGCCCGGAACTTACGGAAAGCTTTCTGGCTAACTCGGATTGTCCACCAGCAGCATTGATCGCCTCGATAAGGGCTATCTGCTCAGGTGTCATAAATGTCTCCTGCTGTTGGTTGCTAAAGTTGTAATAAGAGAGGATTGTACAACTATAACAACTTTTATCACAACTTTTAGGTGTTGGAAAGATAAAACATAAAGTTGTAATCTCGCCCAAAATAGGGAGAAAAGTTGTGAACACACTTGCCGATCGCTTGAAAATCGCTAGAGAAAAGGCGGGGCTAAGCCAGGCTCAGCTCGGGGAAAAAATTGGTTTATCCCAGCAATCAGTGGCTAAGATTGAAAGCGGCGATACATTGCAGCCGCGCAAGATCAAGGAAATAGCTAAGGCATTGGATGTTAGCCAAAAGTGGTTGCAGCTCGGTATAGAAGAGAACGGTTCTCTTGTTGATTATGTTGTTGAGGAAGTAGAAGAAACTACAATTGATCCTTTAATTTTTGTTCCTATCCCCGTCTTAGATATCGAATTATCAGCAGGCAATGGCTGTGAGGCAGAAATAATTGAATCAGTAGTGGATACATTTCCCTTAAGGCGGGCTGACTTGAGGAAATCAGGGGTCAGTGCCTCTAATGCTCGAATTGTCAAAATCTGGGGAAATAGTCTATTACCCGTACTTAATAATGGTGATCATGTAGCTATTGATTTGTCGCAGTCAAAGCAAGTGAGGGATGGGGATCTATATGCCCTTAGAGACGGGGTTTTGCTGAGGGTTAAGATTTTAATAAACCAGCCTGACGGAGGGTTCATCTTGAGGAGTTTTAATAAAGATGAGTACCCGGATGAGGTACTCACCTTTGATGAAAGATGCGCAAGAATTCATGTTATCGGGCGCGTTTTCTGGTCTTCCCGTTCATGGTAAAGCGCTGAAAAGCATTTCTTCAGAAAGAATTCGCAATTTCGCCCCTTGTTCATCCCTGTAATCAATGGCTTTTTGAATTTTTTGCCCGTGGCTGGAATATTTCCAGTCGCGAGATGATAGTGTTCCTATGACTAAATAATCTAATTTCTTAGTAATCCCATTTGTCATGATGCCACCAGCACTGACTATTTTGTCTTCGACAATAGATCGTTTCCCAGCCACGAAAACACCTGTAAGGCAAAACACCTTTCCTGTAACATCCAAGTTTTCTACAGAATCGACAGGAAGTCGTGTTGCTAACCCATCCACAACACCACTATCAAGATCACAACCTGTAAAATCTATTAAGGCTTTACGCAGTTGTTCGCTTTCTTCGGGTGTTATGATGCCGTCAGCAAGGATATCTTTGACCAGAATATAAAGATTACGTCCAGGGTAATTATTTTTTAGGGCTCCATTTTGGGTCAACCACCAATCCAAATATTTCACTTCCGCTTCATTTAAGTCCCTGTCAGCAATCAGTCCTTTGCAAAGCCCCGTGAGCATATGGATATCAAACTCTGGTGAGTAGAAATCTATCCCTGGAATATCAAGGATTTCTTTCTGAATTTGATTTAACTGTTTTTTTAGCTCTTCTCGCTCTGACTCAGTTACCACCCCATCAGCAAGGATGTCTGATACCCTAAGCGACAAACTTTTAATAACACCATTACGTATTATTTGATTGGCTTCCAAAAGCCAAGTATCCAAATACAGAACCTCTGCATCCTTCACAATCCCGTCAGCTACAATCCCATCTATGATGCTAATAAGATTTGCAAAAAGCTTATCTCTATTCTGTGCGTAGTTAAAAACATAAAGCTTGTCTTCCATATAGCCTCCTTTTTTCCTCATCCTTACACTGAGTTCAGCAACATTCAAACCACATAAAGTTGTTGACACTTCCATTTTTCACAACTAAATTACACCTTAAAGTTGTTGCATAAGCGAACAGGCAGGACGCCCACGAAGTAGCCGCCGATGGCGTACGAATAATCGGATGATTCGCTGACAGGTATCTTCGGGAGGGGTTAAGTACTGGCTGACTACCAGACACTAAGGATCACTTGGTGAATACATCCCCCGGCCAACCCTCGGGGCATCAGGTAGAAATGACGTAGGGGCCGCTGACCAGTCATCAGCACCCCGCCCGAAGATACCTAAAGAACATGGCGAAAGCCGACAGTCTTGAAGGCGTTTCTCTCAGGTTTCGCGCTAAAGAATAGCGGGGAGAACCTGGGGCGGTGAGCAAACCCCGCGCGGCTGCACCTGATGCTACAGCCCAGACCAATAAGCCGAATGGCAGCGTAACTGCCCTTTGCATCTGCCCCGGCAAGGTAGCGCTGCCGAACCGGGGCGGGTGAATCGTAAAAGGTTTCTGTTGTACGTCGTATGGCACATGCGTCGCAGCGGTCCGGGGATTCCTTGAGAGTATCCCTAATCCAACGGGTAGCCGGAATGTGCAAGTCATTGCGAAAGCACGACAACGACTCACCATCGTGGCGATACGGTGTGACGCTCAGGAAGAGTCCGAGGCCACAATCAAAGAGCGCGGGCGTTCAAAACTGTAATCGACGTGGTGCGGACGTGTTCTCCCAGCGGCCTGCACAGGTAATCCCGGTACCTGCACCATTAGCGTGGATGGTTCGCTCTTTTTGATTGTGGTGAATGCGCAGGCTGATGCGCGAGAGACATTGCAGCTATTGCGGAAAAGAGCTGTTCGGCAGGGCAATTAAACGCCTGTGAGAGTCTGAATTAACCGCAAGCCGGAGATCAGCACCGGCCACCACAACACCATCGCAGGAACGCGATAGCTGTGTGAAGTCTTAGGGCGGTATCAGCATCTTCCACTTATGAGGCAGATGATAATGTTCTGGCTGGTACCGCCCTCTTTTTACACAACACACAAGAGCATCACCGCAGCGACGGCTCATAACCCAATCGCTACGGGCGGCACTCACCGCAGGTGCTCTTTTGTGTTGTGTGGAGAACTAACGGCGGTTGCAGCCGCCCTTCTGAGGGTTAACCGATGGAAAATGAACGTTTGACCAATATCCCCGATTTCTTCGGGGAACTGGACGGCGGTGTGTTTGAAAACAAACTTGCCGCAGCACTGAATGAAGTCGCCCTGGGTGTTTTGAATAACGGGTAAAAAGGCAAAGTGCAGGTCACCTTCGACCTGTCTCGCCTGAGCAATTCACTGGAAGAGAAGCGCGTGACCATCCAGCACCGCCTTTCTTTCACCAAGCCTACCCCGCGCGGTAAGTCTTCTGAGGAAGACACAACCGAAACCCCGATGTATGTCAATCGCGGCGGCAAACTCACTGTGCTACAGGAAGATCAGGGCCAGTTGTTCACGCTGGGCGGTGATCCTGCTGCGAAGCTCGCTAAATAAATCCATCAAATTCGACTTTATCTCTTAGCAAAGGAAACCAGTTTATGTCGCAGCAAGTAGACAACACCGCCATCAGCCAGATCCGCGATCTGGTGCTGAGCCAGTTCATTGAAGAAAAATTAGCAGCCGCTGATTGCCCTGCAGTTGTACTCCCTAAAGATGTGTCGATTGAAACGATCGAGCGCCTGCATACTGAGCGCTTCCGTTTCCGTGGCAAGCTGGATACCTCCAGCATTGAAGACTTCGTTCGCTACTCTACCGGTTATGCTGCTGAGGGTACTCGTTGCTTTATCAGCACCGATAAAATGAGCGCTTCTTCGGTCTTTAACCTGGGCACCATTACCAACCCCGGCCATGCGGATAATAAAGCGGTTCTGACCCTAAAACGCACAGCTCCATTCACTGCGCTTCTTGCTATCAACGGTGATCGTAACGACCAGAAAACCCTGGCCGAATGGCTGGAAGACTGGTCTGATTTTTTGACTGGCTTTGATGGTGACGGCGCGGTAATTGACGCTAAAAAATCAGCGGCGGCAATTCGCAAGATCACCATCGAAGCGATTAAGAGCGCTGAATATGAGGATCAGGATTTCAGCGGTCGCCGTTCGGTCATGGAAAGCGTGGAAGCCAAAACCAAAGACATCATGCCTGTGGCCTTTGAGTTCAAGTGCGTGCCGTATGAAGGTCTGGCTGAGCGCCGCTTTAAAGTGCGTATGAGCATCCTCGCCAGCAATCAGCCGCTGCTGGTTCTCCGTATTACTCAGCTCGAAGCCTATGAAGAAGAAATGGCTGTAGAGTTCCGTGATCTGCTCGTTGGGAAATTCACCGACAGCAAGGTTGAAACTTATATCGGCGTCTTTAGCGCCTAATTCCGCTGCTGCAAATGCCCCAGCGGGGGCATTTATGGAAGCGAAATTCATTTAATTAATCGCCACTGGCGAGGGTTTCCTACAACCCAAAAACAGCGCGGTGCAGCGTGCACATATATGGAGAACTAACGATGAGAATGACAAAAGAGCAGTTGCTGGTTGCCGCTCGCACAGCGGCAAAATATCTCCCTGCGGCGTCTGCCGACATTATGAACGAACTGGCTAACCGCCTGGATGTTACCAGCGTGGCGTTAAGCGAATCGCTGGAGCAGCGTAAGGCACTGGCAGTTGAAAACAACTTCTTGCTGGGGATGGCTGCTCGTGAGCTAAGCACCTCATGGCTACATAACCGCGCCATGCTCGGTATGCAGGCGGCTTTACTATGCCTGTCTCAAGGCGACATCAAAGCGGCGCGGGAATGGCTCGAAGGCACTACTGACGAAGCTGTAGCAGAAATGCCTGACGACATGACCGTGGATGGTTTGCAGTTGTGGTACGACGGTTACATGCGCAGTAGCGACGGTAAGAATGGTTTTCTCACCCGTGAGGAATCTCTTCAAGAACTGAGTAAGCTCATACCAACCACCGACGCTCATATCGCAGCCCTACGAGCGGAAGTCCTCAATCATGCACGCAAGGAGGGGGCAATCTTTGCGGCAAACAGAATTCTGGCAGCGTGGGATGCTGGTTTTGTTGAAGACACGCCGGAAAATGCCGCCGATATAGCCCGAGCAATCCTTGCATCCACAGAGTTTATGGACGATGCCCCGGAGGGGGATTTCAGCCGCGCTTTCGCTGATGAGATGCTCGAAGCTATCTCCCGTCAGCTTCGCGAGGGCAAATAACATGGCTATTGGAATAACCAGACTGATGGCTGCCATTGGCGATGACCGCATTCAATTTCAGATGCTGGATAACGCGATGACCAGTATCCGTTCTTCTAATCAGCACACCACTATTTCATTTAAAACGCAGGCTATTAACGCCACTGATACCGCTATTGGTGGCGGGAAAGTGGGCCTGATCGTCTGGGTTGACCGCGACGTACTTAACGGCGAAATGGCGAATCTTCGTGCTCAGGATAATGAAAGGACCACCAGCAATGGCCGCTAACTCATTCAAACTAATGTCCCGTTCTGGCGTTATCAAACGTGCTGATACCGGGATGTTTATCAGCCTCTACGATATTCATGTCAAAGAAGGCTTTAACAAGCGCGACGACGACGAACGCACCCGTCTGGCTGATGATGCTCTGTTTGATTACCTCATGAATGGCGGCACTGTTCCCCCTCTGGAAGTCACGGCCCGTGATGAAGGTGGTGTGTGGGTTGTTGAAGGGCACCGCCGCCGTCGCTGTTATGAGCGCTGCCGTGATGCGGGTAAGCCGGTTGATCGCATTCACATCATGCCATTCGTTGGCAATGACGTTGAGCGCCTGGCTCGTGTCATGACCAGTAACAACCAGTTACCCCTTACTCCTCTGGAACAGGCGCAGGTAATTAAGGAACTGGCTACAACTTTCAACCTGACCACTCAGGAAATAGCGAAGCTTGTTCACAAGTCGGTCCCTACGGTTGAGAAATTACTAACCCTCGCCACTGCTAACCATGACGTTCAGCAGATTGTTAAAAATGGAGAAGTTTCCGTAGGTGTCGCGGTTGAGCGGGTTCGTGAGCACGGCGAGAACGCCGGGAAAGTTCTTGAACAGGATCGCGCCGTTGCCGCTGCTGCTGGCAAAAAGAAAATCACGAAAAAACTCATCGCCCCGGAGATCAGCGTCAAAAGCGCTCGCCGCCTCGTCGAACTGATCAGCCTGGCTGGTATTGATGATAACGGTGTGGTCACTCTGGAAGGTCTGGCACTGGCAGAGGTGCTGGCGATTGTTGATGAACATAAGGCTATTTCAGCACAGCGTGAAAGCAAGGGAGCGCAATCATGAAGATAGATTCACGCTGCAAAGAAAAAGGCACCCATAACATCATCTCAGTTTCAGGGGGTAAAGATAGCCTGGCTCAGTGGTTACTGGCTATTGAAAACGACGTTCCACACACGGCTGTATTTGCAGATACCGGACATGAACATCCACAAACGATGGAATATCTCGAATATCTTGATAACAGGCTGCAACCAGTCAAACGGGTTAAGGCTGATTTCACCCGTCAAATTGAAGGTAAACGCAAATTTATAGCTGAGAAGTGGCCTGTAACACTGGTTGAGGAATGTGGTATGTCTGTGAGTGAGGCAACAGAACGCATTGCTATGGCCCTTGAGATACTCCACCCAACCGGTATTCCGTTCCTCGATCTCTGTATGTGGAAGGGAAGATTCCCTTCCACCAAAGCCAGATTCTGCACCTTCGATCTAAAGCATGAACCAGTGCGCACGCAAGTTGTTCTTCCAGCGCTGGAGGAATTTGAGGAGGTGATCAGTTGGCAAGGAGTCCGAGCCCAGGAATCACCAGCACGAGCGGGCCTACCAGACTGGGAAGAAGATGCGGATAACACTCCAGGACTTCATGTTTATCGCCCGATCCTCAAATGGCTGCATGAAGACGTTTTTGCTCTGGCAAAACGGCACGGGATAAAACCAAATCCTCTCTATTTGCAGGGATGTTCACGTGTAGGTTGCATGCCATGTATTCACGCTCGCAAGTCTGAACTGGCCGAGATATTTAGTCGCTGGCCGGAAGAAGTTGCACGTGTGGCGGCCTGGGAAAGGCTGGTTGCCGCGTGTTCACGTCGTGGCAATTCAACCTTTTTTCCATCTACCCATGATCCTCGCCGTGCCGAGCGACGTATCGAAGTTATCACCATTGATGAATATGGAATTGAATCTTATCGGGACTGGGCCATGACAACCCATGGTGGAGCACAGTTCGATTTACTGGCTGAGGCAAATGATAAATCAGTATGCAGCAGCGTATACGCTGGTGTGTGTGAATAAGGAGTGTGCAGCATGATAGTCACTATTACTGAATTGCCAGTAGAACGCGATCAATACGGCTACTGGACCCACCCAGAGTACGACAAGTTTTGCGATGGTCGTGAGAACATCTCAACGGAAGAATTTAACGACTGGATGAAGGCTAACGGTCTTACCTGGACGATTGTTTACCGGGATGAGGATGACTTCGATCCTAATGTAGATGGCTACGATATCTCATCATGGCAACCTGAATCCCCAGACGGTGAGGGTTGGTTTGTTGGCTCTATTCACGATAGCGACGATGGCGCTGTGTGCATTTGGCTTCGGAAACTACCTGTGAAGGCGAGGCGCGGAGAACACGCACTTTGCCTCAAATGTAACGAAGGTGCTCGCGGGGGTTGCTCCGCATGTGCCTACAATGAGCGATAACCGGGTGCAGCCGGTAGTGGAGAAAGTATGGCTACAAAATATCTCACAATGAAAGACATGTGCCAGTTAACAGGGAAGAGTAAACCTACGTTATGGCGAATGTATGCAAAGCGCGGCGAGTTCCCTAAACCAGAACGAACGGCAAGTGGGACATTCCTGGGGTGGAGCGAGAAGGTTTATGAGGATTGGGTAATCAGTAATAAAAGCCAGCCATTTTGAATTCAATACCTGACCCGTTACCTGACCTTGTGTCGTAGCGGGTTTTTCATTTTTATAGGCTAACTTATTGATTTAAATGGTACGCCCTACAGGGTTCGAACCTGTGACCTACGGCTTAGAAGGCCGTTGCTCTATCCAGCTGAGCTAAGGGCGCACTGATATCCCTTACGGGAGAGTTGCGGATCGGGATTATACGGTCAACACCTGTCGAGTCAATGACTTTGCTCTCAGATGCTCGCGAAGTGAGCACCATTGCGCACTTTCACCGCCCTGCCTTTACGCACGAAACATAAACGGTAACTGACAGCGCCGCCCACTTCTGACAAAATATACACATCCCCACTTCTTTTTAGTTACAGATGGAATCTTCTCTCTGATGGCAGCAAAGATTATAGATGGTAAAACGATTGCGCAGCAGGTGCGCTCTGAGGTTGCTGAAAAGGTGAAAGCCCGCCTGGCAGCCGGAAAACGCGCCCCTGGTCTGGCCGTTATCCTCGTCGGTAGCAACCCTGCGTCGCAGATTTATGTCGGCAGCAAACGCAAAGCGTGTGAAGAGGTGGGTTTCATCTCCCGCTCCTACGATTTGCCGGAAACCACCACCGAAGCCGAACTACTAACACTTATCGACAAGCTCAATGCCGATAACGAAATCGACGGTATTCTGGTTCAGTTACCGCTGCCTGCCGGTATCGATTATGTCAAAGTGCTGGAACACATTTCGCCGGATAAAGACGTCGACGGTTTCCACCCGTATAACGTTGGCCGCCTGTGCCAGCGTGCGCCGCGTCTGCGCCCGTGCACCCCACGCGGTATCGTGACGCTGCTTGAGCGTTACAACATTGATACCTACGGCCTGAACGCCGTGGTCATCGGCGCATCTAACATCGTTGGTCGCCCGATGAGCATGGAACTGCTGCTGGCCGGTTGCACCACCACCGTGACTCACCGCTTCACCAAAAACCTGCGCCACCATGTGGAAAACGCCGATCTTCTGGTCGTTGCGGTTGGCAAACCAGGCTTTATTCCGGGTGAGTGGATCAAAGAAGGCGCCATCGTGATTGATGTTGGCATCAACCGTCTGGAAAGCGGCAAAGTGGTTGGCGATGTGGTTTACGAAGACGCCGCCGCGCGTGCCTCGTATATCACGCCGGTGCCGGGCGGTGTAGGCCCGATGACCGTCGCAACCCTGATTCAGAACACACTACAGGCGTGCGAAGAGTACCACGACGTGGAGAAAGCATAA